GAATATGCAACTATCAATTTCTCAGAGCCTAATGGCAAAATGCACACCAAAATCTTTTATCGCAACGGAAATGTAGGGGGTAAGTAATGCCAGTATTTCAATTTACCACTTTCATAGATATAAAGGCTAAAGACTATGACTCAGCAATAGAAGCGTTTGACAATAACTTAAAATATGGAAATATTAACCGCAGCGATGTATATGTCGCAGATATAGAGGAGAAATAATATGGGTTCAGTTACAGCATTGGGAATTAAAGAAATGGTACTTGACTTGGAGACTCAGATTCTCTATCACCTTAAAGGTAATCACTATCCACCTGTCCCCGCAGAAATGGTGAAGCCTTGCATTGACGCTATTGACGCATACTATGAAGAAGATTTTGACCGCATGATTGGTATGCCAAAGGTTGGAGATTTTCAGATTCTCTACAAGGGTCAAACTTGGGCACCTGCACACGCAGTTGTAGAGCAACACCACCTTCACACTTTCATTGAACCTGTAGATGACTGGCAAGATGGTTCAGATGACTTTCCACTCTCATTAGAATATGATGAGGAGTAATAAATGCCTGCTACAATAAAAACCATGGAACTAGTATGGGCTGATAAATTAACACCAGGGTCGTTGATGGTTGATGATCTAATCAAGGTTGATGGTGAGTTGTATGAAATACTTAGCATTGATTCTGATTCAACAGGTGATAATTATTTTATTGATTGCGTTGATGTATATGGTGAGCGTGACACAATAACAATTGCACATGATGTTTATATTGATTTATATGTATACATAGACCCAGAAGAATAAAAAACGGCTCGGGGCAAAATGTCCGAATTGACCAATTAAGATGAGCTTGCATTTTTCCCACATTTTTGCTAAAATTATTATATGAAAAAGACACCTGAAGAATTGCGTAGGCTTATGGAACTACGCCGTTCTAATGCTGCCTCTTCAGTACCTAATAAGAAAAAGTACAATAGGAAAAAATGTCAGTCCCTATTGCTACAATTAAAGAAAGAAAGTGAGTAGCCCACCATGTCAAAATTACTTCGTTCAAAAGATAGGAAAGTTGCTAATGCCGTCACACCTAATGGAAAGCAAGCAAGTATCGCCAACACCTTTGGATTACCAGCAGGCAAGGCTTACTCATGTCCTGGAGCGACTAGCGTATGCGAAAGTGTTTGCTATGCTGGCAAGCTTGAAAAAGTATTCCCAACTGTAAAAGTTAATCTACTTCATAACTGGGAACTATTGCGTAATGCAGATTTAGAAACCATGGCTAATCTACTGGATGAAATGATTTCAGACTTTAGAAAAGATTGCGAAAAGCGTAATGCTAAAATGCTATTCCGCATTCACTGGGATGGCGATTTCTTTAGCGACACTTATGCCTATGCATGGAAAGCCGTAATCACACTTAATCCAGATATTCAATTCTGGGTATATACCCGTGTTAAGTCTGCAGTACTTATTCTTAAGGACATTGCTAATCTATCTTTATATTATTCTACAGATAGCGAAAATAAAGATGAGGGCATTGCACTTAAAAAAGATCATGGAGTATCCCTTGCATACCTTGCCAAAAATTTTGCAATAGGACAAGCAGACATGAAAGAGCTTATAGGAAAGCCTGGGGCTAAATGCCCTGAGAATAAAAAGGCTATTCCACTTATCTCACAGCAAGGGTCTGCCTGCGCTAGTTGCAAGTTGTGTATTTATGAGAAATCTGATATAGTGTTTAGCGCAACCAAAAAGTGAGGGGAACTATGATTAGCCTAATTATCCTATCAGTAACTATCCTATTCTTTATCCTATTAGGGGCAGGGCTAGGGCACAAGTGATGTATATCACACAGAAAATGTCTCAAAATATGAGATTATTTGCAGAGCGATTTGTATTTCTGAGATTTTTCAGATATACTAGAAATATCAACAACTACAGAAAAGGAAACAAAATGACAGTAGCAACAGCAACATACAAGGTCGGCGACCTCTTTACAACACAGAAGTCAAAGGTCACAGGAACAATCATGGAAATCAAGCCAACAGACAAGAACACAGTTCGTGTTAAGTTAGATGTCAATGGCACACCACGCTGGACAACTTGGAAGGCGTAAGCCTTTCATAGTCGCCAATGTACAGCGACTCTAAATAAGTGGCAGGAACTATCCTGAGCAAGATACAAAAAGGCTCACTTTAATGTCAGTACCACCCCCTATACTAGAAATATAACCCACAAAAGAAAAGGAACACCATGTCAAGAAGCAAAGCAATCTCAGTTAAAATCGCAACACCAAAGGTAATCAAGGCACTAGAAGATGCACTTGCAAAGTTAGAAAAAGACTATGCAGAGAAGGAAGCAAACGAAGCAAAATACACAAAGTCGTATGATAAGTATAAGAAGGAACTTATTGCTTATGCTGTCAAGAATATCTCTAAGGCAGAAAACTTCCGCACTTCTTATCGTTCATGGAATAATCTATTGAACATTGACTTTGACCTCACAGTATCAAAGGATTCACTTCCTGTTGAACCTGAGCGTGATTTCGTAACAATGCACGACCACGAATATCGTAATCAGAAGGAAGAAATGTCAAACGCAATTCGTATCCTAAAGATGACAGATGAAGAAGTAGTTTCTACATCAACTTATCAAGCGGTTGCTCGTTATCTCTAAATGAGGTTGGGTGGGGTGTAAAAGCCCCACTCCAATTCGCCAGGCTGATTAGGGCGATCATAGAAATACTATAGAGCAAGGTTACTGCAGACCTAAAGAAGCAGACCTCCTGAGCATGAGCCAAAACTGCTCACCAATATTTATTCAAGTGACTGCATAAATATGCGCCCCGAGCTGTGTGATTTTTCTCACATGCATTAAGTCTCATTATTTAAGATTCCTGGGTTTACGTGTTGCACTTGTCAGGGCCCGCTGCTAGACTTATATTAATAACAAACAACAGGAAGCAGGCCCCATATGGACGCAGTACAGATAGCAACAACAGAGTTTCTTAGTGCACAGATTAGTGCATTGCAGGAAGCGCTTGAGAAGAAGGATGCGATGATTCTTTCATTGCAGGACCGTTCATCAGATAACTCACAAAAGTTATATGCAGAACAGCGTTCACACCAAAGCACCAAGGACGCAGTAAAACAATATGTTCTTGAATCTCTTGGTGACAACTCAATGTCTCATGACATTGCAGAAGCCCTTGCACAGATTTGTGATTTTGAATTAACTAAGACAGTTACCGTTAATGCAGTTGTAGAGTTTGAAGTTGAGATTGAAGTACCGTTTGATGTTGACGCTGATGATGTTGCTAACACTCTTGAATTCAGTGTTGATTCATTTGATTATTCAATTGATGACTACAACGTTGACACACGCACACTGAATGCGGAGGATAATATTTCATAGGGGGCTATGAACATAGACCTGTCACATGTCTTTAAACTGGATAAGGGCCCTGAGCACGGCCACGTAAACTGCTCCACTAGAGGTAATGCCAGTGCTATAGCGAGGCATCCGTTCCTGAACATGAATTTAAACTGTTCACTTTTTATTGCAAAAATCTCGGGGGGCAAAACTTTCATTTGTCAAGTTTAAGAAGGGTGTTTAAGATCACAGGAAAAATGTCCAATTTGTACACATCTAACTATCCTGATTTGCATATGTCACCCCGTCCTGCTATACTTAAATTTCAACAACAAAAAGGAGAAAACTCATGGCACATGACCTAGAAATACAAAACGGTAAGACATCTTTTGCTTCTTTCCGTGAACCTGCATGGCATGGATTGGGTACTGTCTTTACAGAAGAAAAAACAACAGCGGAAATGTTAGAGGCTGCTAACCTTAACGGCTGGAATGTTCGTCTTGAAGATATGCCAATTCCATCACACTTAACTACAGATAAGGCGTATCAGTACGTGTTGCGTACTAACCCTACAGATAATTCACAGACAGACATTCTTGGTGTCGTTGGTGAGCGTTATCACGTAATGCAGAATGAAGATTTATTCTCATTCGGTGACAATATTCTTGACGGTGGTGGACGTTGGGAAACCGCTGGCTCAATCAAGGGTGGACGTGTTGTGTTCGGTGCATTAGCACTAGAGCGTGAAACAGTCCTAGACCCTAGCGGTGTTGCAGATAAGGTAAAGACTTATTTGCTCATCAACACATCACACGATGGCTCAATCGCTATTCAAGCAAGTATCACACCTGTTCGTGTTGTATGCGCTAACACTCTTAACCTTGCTCTTGGTGGCGTAGGTCGCAAGAAGAACAAGGGTATCAAGCAATCTTTCAAGATTCGCCATACACAGACCGCTAATGGTAAAGTACAGATTGCACGTGAGACTCTTGGTCTTGCTAATGCTTACATGGACGAATTTGACATCATGGCTAAGGCTATGTTTGAGAAAGAAGTCAATGCTAAGTCTTTCAATGATATTATTCTCGCTGCTTATCCTAAGCCAGAAAAAGACGCTAAGGGTGCAATCAAGAAGTGGGAAAATAAAATTGACATGGTAAATGATATTTACACAGGTGAATTTAACGGCATGATTGCTGGTAATGCGTGGGGTGCGTTTAACGCTCTTACAGAACGCCTTGATTGGTACCGCACAGCAAGAGGTGGTTCTAACGAATCTATCCTTGCAAGTGCAAGCGGATTTGACCCTGCAATTAACGCAGAGAAAAATCGTTTGCTAAAAGTTGTACAGAATGTTATGCAACTAGCATGATACAATTTCCTGAGCATGAAATAAAACTGCTCTCTGGTCTGTTAGCTCAGTTGGTTAGAGCGCTACCCTGTCACGGTAGAGGTCGTGGGTTCAAGTCCCATACAGATCGCAAGCGTAAATGGGGCCCCGAGTAAATTTGGACATTTGGGACATATAACTAATTGTATTAATATAAAAACCTTATTAAGAGAGACTTGACTTTTTCCCTGAAATTTGCAATAATTAATACATGACCACAACATATAAACCATACACCATAAGCGAACTAGTAGAAGAAATCTATGAGGACAACTTTTCTCACTTTGATTTCATGGATAATATGAACGGTGGGGATTGCGATTGTAATCTACACTCTGCCATGACTCTAATTGTCAAGTATTGGGGAGAATAATGCTAGGTTATACCATAGAAGATATTAACAAAATACAAGAGTGTCTTAGTTTACTTAGCAAGGCTGATGGCATACCACAAGACCTTTGTGATGGATTAGAAATGGCTAACTCATTCTTTGATGGTCTATGGGCAGAAGGGTACTTTGACTAATGCATAAACATCATTGGCTATCTTCAGATGTACCAGGGGTATATACCTGTACATTTAATTGTGGGTTTGGATATTGGAATCCTGAAACAGAACAAATAGAGGAGCAATAATGTGGACTAAGTATGACTATGTATGTACTAACTGTGATGCTTTGATTGAGATTACCGCTTCTGTATACCCTGCCATAGATCCAGATTGTCTATGTGGAAATGGAATGATTATTAATATTACTTCATCTCCTGCCTTTGCCCCTATTGTGACTGATATCACACCAGCAAATGTTGTAAAAATCAACACCAACCCCTATACTGGTATAAAGGAGAAAACAAATGCCAACATATGATGTAACAGTAATCGTAGAATATAACTATGAAGTAGAAGCAGACAATGAGGTTGAGGCTGAAGAGCAAGGCTGGCACTATGAGGATTATCCGTTCTCTGGTGAAGTCTATTCTATTGAAGTAGAAGAGCAACCTGTAGGTGAGGAATATGATGAGGATGAAGATGAATCCACTGATTGAGTATATGCAGTTACATGAGATTAGTTTATGTCAAGACGCAGAAAAACTTCAAAAGCTCATGGATGAATTTCCAGGTGGTGATTTAGATTCAGATGAATATAGAGAACTAGAAATTGAAGACATTGTTAATACTGGCGAACTTAGGGCTACCCGCCACCTCTTGTCAGTGGCATACGATATGGTTAACTCATGAATGAATCAATCACACTAGACCCATACCTACAACGCATGGTAGACGCAGGCATGGACGGTGCAGATATAATGCACGGTCATCTTAAAACTCTCATGGTAGAGGCTGAACAACAACTAACTCTTGCTCAAGAAGCAGAGGATGAATCAGAAGAAGCAATGGACTCTATGGAACGTAGATACTGGGAAGGTGTATACGAAGCCTATGGAGAACTATATAGTTTAACTTATGCTATAGCGTTTGCTAAGGATAAGGTTAAGTCTTGACAGTACCCTGCATTTTTGCTACAATTATATAAACCACCTAGTAGAAAGTAATCACCATGCCAAATTGGGTATATAACGGTTTGACCATTGAGGGCAAGCCTGAATCAGTCAAGGCTCTCATCAAACAACTTAATCAACCATTCAAAATGGTTCATGACAACTGGAACATGGAAACCATGCAACAGGAAAAGAAACTAACTACTTATCCTAACCCTGTGTTTGCTTTCTGGAACATAATTAAACCAACAGACATGGAGGCATATTGGGCTGAACCAGCAAAGCGTGAGGCAGGCCCAATCACTTTTGATTCAGACCATTGGTATGATTGGAATATCCGTAACTGGGGTACTAAGTGGGATGTGGCTATCCATGAGAACGAACAGTATAGTGATACATCTATGGAAGATTCTCCTAATGGCGAGAATCATGTAGTTCATTACAACTTCAATACCGCTTGGTCTAGGCCACTACCTGCACTGTTTAAGTTATCTGAACAGTACCCTGAATTATTATTTACTCACTCATATCAGGAAGAAACTGGCTGGGGTGGGGAAATGGAAATCCTGCGTGGAGAAATCATTTCTGAGTCTGAGTATGATTCTCAATGCCGTGACTGTGATTCAACAGATTGCATGGAGTACTGTGAGAATGACTGTGGTGAGATTTGCTCTGTATGCCATTGGCTTGGCGAGGCTGACCTAGAGGCAGTTGCAGAATGCGAAGACCACAAGATATACTTGGATACTAAAGTTCCTGAATACAGAAAGGTAACATAATGAAGCCAGATGACAAAGATAAACTAAATAAATGTCTGGAGATTCTTGACACCACGGACCTTGGCCTATCTATGGTTTGGTTGTGGACTTGGAGTTCAATTGACAACATTCTGCAGGATGAATCATGGAATGCAAAGGTAACCCTAGATGACATGTGGGACCACCTAACAAAGGCTGTAGAGAGCGGTAGAACGTTTACACTGGAGTATGGCGCTGATGTACATCAAGATGATGTGCTTGAATGGATGTTAGACAATGAATGGATCCATGACTCATCGGAGGAAGAATGAACTGGACACAGTTAACGTTATTTGATATCATTGTAATCAACCACAAAGAACAGGAGCAAGAATGCAAGAGTTAGGGTTTATAGTTTTTGGTGTAATATTTTCAGTGGTATTTGCTGCAGGGGCAATTGGCGGTCAATTGTTTGGATATGATGTGGAGGTAAAGAAGTAATGGGAGCACGTATTAATTTTGTATTCAAAGACCATCTAGAGGGCCCTAGCGTAGTATTGTATTCACACTGGGGCCAGGATTCATGGCAGCCTGACCTGGCAGAGGCTCTACAGCATGCACGTCCTAGATGGGATGACGCCTCATATGGCACCCGTATGATTATTAGTTATCTTATTCAGCATAACATCCTGGACGAAACAGGGTTTGGTATTTATGCTATTGATGGCAATGGGTCCTACGACCTAGGTGAGCAGACCGTGGTAATTGATTTTGTTAATAAGACTGTTACTGATATTCATTCCGTTGAGTGGATGGAATTCATTGCAGCCTATGGGCCAAAGCTTTTCGCTGAGCAAGTGATAGGGTAGGGTCACCCTGTCCATATAATGAGACGGGGTAGGTTTGTGGTGGGCTTGCCCCGTCTCCCAATTTTTGATAGAATGGAATACTATGACTAGAGCGCAACGACTTAGAGCAAGCAAGGAAGAAAAGATTGCCCTCACCATTGGCAAACTTCTTTCTGATTTTACTCTTGACCTTGAAGCGATTGGAAAATATTTAGCAACAGCAAATCCGCATATCATTTATTCAAGAACATTAGAAGTGCTGGAGTCAGCGGAATTTAATAAGAGCGTTGCAGAGTATCGTGAAGTGGGCAAGTACTACGCAGACACATTGTTTTAAAAGGTTTGAGTGTATCATTTGGTGACTGCAGTTGTCAAGTGATCACTCAGCCCTGCGGGGCCCCCCGAGTAAATCATATCAAAACGGACATTACGTACAAACCACCCAAACCACATTTTCTCTAAAAGACATTACGAAGAGCTTTTAAAAATCGCTGGAACTTTTTTGACAAACCTTTTATCATACAAACCTTATATTGTCAAACCTCATATCGGACAAACCTTCAAACCAGAAGATAAGGTTTTTCTATTATATATACTACTGGGGATTACGAAGACTCTTTAAATTCCCTGGACTTTCGCAGCTTGTCAGTGGTGCCTGATACAATACCGCCCCGTTGGGGCGCCCCGCTTTTGGCGGGGGATTACGAAGATCATTACAAATCCCCCTAGTATAATACATAACAAACCTTCAAACCTTTTTCCTGGTTTTTTAAATATTTTCCAAACCTTTTAATTCTTTTTGCTGGTTTTTTATTATTTTATTGGACATTTTTGTACATTTTGTACACCATATTTGTCCATAAAAGGTTTGACAAATAGGAAGGTTTGGGGTATAATCCGCTATCTCCGATATAAGGTTTGACAATTGGAAGGTTTTGTGATAGGAGGTTTGGCCCGTTAGACATTACGAGCCCATCTGTCTAAATGCTCAATAACATGGTAGACAAACCTCATACCTATTGTCTGATACATCTAAAAAATATCAGTAACATTTAATATTGTATCAAACCTCTCAAACCTCTCAATTCGGACCTACATATAGGGGTATAATCTAGATATGGACATAGGACTTTTATACATTTACTGGATATACGCAATGCTTGGTTTGTCTGTTGTTGGTATTATTTGGGGGATCAAGGAAATGATCTGGCCAAGCCAATGAGCCTAGAACAAGGCATCAAAGATATAATCTTTAGCATAGGCAGAGATATAAAAATACATAAGTTTACAGAAGATAACCTGATCATTGAAATAGACTATGAAAAATACACAAACCAGATCCTAGATTTGATAAAAAATCCAGGGGATAAATAGGATATACTTGGGCTATGGGCATATTAGATAACTTTGAGGCTGCTTTTGAACTTGAAGATACTTCAGACTTTCAGGCATATTGGGAAGACTACGACCTGGAACTACAAACCCAAAACCCACATACTACTGACTAGGGTTATATCTTATACTAGGGATTACGAAGCCATCTTGACTTCCCCCGAATTTTTTGATATGCTTGAGTTATGAGCGATATTGATAATTTTATGAAAGATCCTTGGAAGCGTTTCAATGAGATGAGAAAGACCCCTCATGAATGTGATTACGATTATAGGATAGACCCATCTGGGACAATGTTTTTTCAAATATGCAAACTGTGCTTGGATACCAGTGGTGTAGTTGAGATGAATAATGATTTATCCTAACTGTGGCACATATGCTGGATATCGCAAACATCATAACCAGAAGACTAAACCTTGTCTTGAATGTTTGATTGCAAATAGAGTCTACTCTAAAATACGATACCAGAAAGATGGTGTTGCTCGTCAAGCCAAGTCTAGGGCTAATAACCTAGACAAGGTTAGGGCTAGGGAGAGAGCCAAGAACAGAAGGCGTAGGGCTGTTGACTCTACTCCATATAATGAATTACAGGTTATTGCTACATATGGAGCTAATTGCTATATTTGTGGTTTGGCTATTGATTTTATGGCTCCCCGAAAATGTGGTAATCCTGGTTGGGAGATTGGTTTGCATATTGATCACTTAGTGCCAGTATCTAAAGGTGGGCCAGATGTTTTAGAAAATGTAAGGCCTTCACACGGGCTATGTAATCTTAATAAATATAACAATACTTGATTTCTTATTTAGGCTTCAGGTATAGGAGTCGGACCTATGTTTCTCGCTTCGGAAGCGATTGTCCGACCATTAGACGAACCTGAACTGTATTTTCAGTATAGCACGGATACCCAGTATATTAACCGATATAGCCCTTTTAGGGCATTGGAAGGTTTGTAACCTCTATACGGCGCCGAACTTAAAAACCATTTTTCGGCTTGACTTTATAGCATGGTATACTAAAATCATGAGCGACGACTTTAAAAAAATCTATTTTGAAGAAAATATATACTGCGTAGAAAACTTTATGTCAGATAAAGAAATAGATGCCATTATGTCTATGAACCTAGACTGGACTCTTATTCGCAATGACTTCCATCAAAATATCTTAAATAGCAGAGTGCCCAATGGAGATCAAAGACAATACTTCAAAAATGAAGTTGAAGATAAGATTAGATTAGTAGTTGACAATGAGAACCAAAAGCTAAGGTCAACCAGCTTACTTACAAAGTATGTACCAGATCAAGATAAGTGTTTGGGTGAAGGTTGTGGCTGTCAAGGACATGACCTATCTTGGCATTACGAAAACCATCCTGGTTGTGACTATGAATCAAAATGGATCAGATGGGGAGTTGTCCTATACTTCAACGATGATTACGAAGGCGGAGAGTTGGTCTTCCAACATAAGCCTGTTGAGATCAAGCCTAAAAAAGGAAGCCTTATGGTTTTTCCCGCAACCGAAGAATATAGCCATGCAGTAAAGAAAGTATCTGGAAACGATAGATATGTATTTTCTGGATTTGTTTATGCTAGAGACTATTGGGAACTACTTAATCGCTCAGGTTTGATTGATCCCCTTTTTGTTTTTGAACCTTAAAAAATAATCGGGTGTATAATCTTGGTATGACTAGAAATTATTTCTCCAAAAAGGGTGGCCCTTACTTTGTAGGCCAAACCTTTAGTCAACATACAGACTCTCATGAAGATCACTCACATGAGAAAGAGTCTATCATTAATAAGATTAAGAAGCTTCTAAAACTTTCTAAATAACATACTCTGATATAATATTTGAATGAATAAAGTTTATATAGACCCAGAAATATACTACGTTCAAAATGTCCTATCTCCTGAAGACTTAGCTATAGTTAAGGCTTTTGTAGAAGAAGAAAATGGTTGGATAGATGGCAAAGATAGCTATCTAGATACAAGCAACTCTAAACCTAAAGGTCAAGAAATAGCTCTTGGTAGTTCCAGCAATAGAATGAAATTTATAACTAACGATATTTATGAAATTTTTGAAAAAGCCCATAATGATTTTTTTGCAGCAGCCGAGCCAGAGTTAAATTTAACTACGATTAGCCGATATATTCAAAGCTTTGCAGAAGGCTATGGAGACCATGGATCAGATAAATGGGCTATGCATCCACATCAAGACAATGATCCAGATTTTTATGTCACAGCAAATATTCAAAAAGGTTTAGTCTTCTACATAAATGATGACTTTCAAGGTGGAGAGATTGAATACGTCAATAAAGGAATTATTCATAAGCCAGTTGCTAATTCTATGATAGTTCATTGCTCCAATAACCTAGACTATACCCATGGAGTAAGAATGATTACTAAAGGTATTAGATATGCAATGACTAACTTCTACAGAAGCTAGATATGCTATAATCTTTATATGCCTAAAAAAGAAACCTGTCATTTTTGCGATAAGCAAGCAGAATACGATCAAGTCGTAACTGTAGGTGAGTCTACCTATACTGTTTCAGGGGTATGCAAATCTCACCTACTTATGGGTCTATCCGTCTAAATCTTGACTTTTAAGCCTAAAAGCAATATAATATATATATGACTAAAACCAAAAAATCCATTGCTATAGTTTTTGCCTTTGCTCTATTATCTACATTGACTCCTGCTTATGCATCAATTCAGGCTGGATCTAAGTGTACCGTTCAAAATCAGAGTAAAGTTTCTCAAGGAAAAAAATACAAGTGTATTAAATCAGGTAAAAAGCTGGTATGGAATAAAGGTATTTTAATATCAGTACCAGTTATTGTTGCAACTCCTACACCTACCCCTACTCCAGCGCAAGTACCTGTTGGCTTATGGCAAGAGACTCAATTTAAAATCCTTGCTCAATTCAAACAACTTAAGCCAGCAAGTATTCAAGAACTCAACTTCGTCCTTAGTCCCAATGCAGACAAGGTCTTGGCTAAACAACTTCAAGAATCATACCAAGAACCTATTACTTATCTCTCTAATCTTTATGTAAATCCAGCAAAAGTTACATTCTTGGTAATGAACGAAAATGACAAAGATTGGTGGGTTTTAAGGCTTAATGATTTATCTTCCACTATGGCCTCAGACTGGTGGGAAAAAGGTCATTGCTACATAACCAGAAGAGTCCAATGTGGATATGGATCAGCACCCAGCGCAGATGGAACTTTTCATTTTGGGCAAGTACTTGGTTCAGAGATGAACTGGACAGAAAAAAATTACACAATTGCCTACCATGAATCAATACATGTCTATCAACTTGGGCTAATGGGGAACCGCATGAGCGCTCTTCCTTTTTGGTTTGCTGAAGGTCAGGCCAACTATTTAGGCTTTACTTTTTCAAATCGTTTTATTGATAGCAAAACGCAACGCAATGCACAGATTCTTAGAGTTTTTTCTATAGTTAATGCTGATAAATATAATGATACAGAGTGGGCTGAATGGCTGAAAAAAATAGATTCAGATAGTGGCTATACTTTTTCTAATGAATTAGGTTATTCTATTGGTGAATTAATTTTGGAGTCTCTCTACAATCAATACGACTTCAGGAAAATCCATGATTGGATGGTCGCAATCAAAAACGGCAGTGACTATAAAACTGGATTTCAGTCTACTTTTGGCCAAGATTACGATTCTTGGCTAAGAGACACTGCAGCCCCATATCTGAATTCCCAAATTTAAGATTGTTTGATATACTTAATATATGTGTGATTGCAGAGTGTGTAGGCTAGAGTCTAAATACCCAGAACAAATAAATGTGGTTATTAATAAAGTATTTGACTACATGATGGAGGATCAAAATGGATAAAGAGCTTTGGGACAAAATGACGGAGCACACTCCTCTTGATAAACTATTAAGAGTTGATTTATTAAAAAATGTAACAAAAATAGAAGAAAATATTTGGGTAATTAAAAACTTTGTATCAAATGAAATACTTAATGAGTATGTAGAGTATGCTAATTCTCTTGATGAAGAAGAGTGGTGGAAACAAAATAAAGATTGGTGGGTTGGAAAATATATTAGCATAGATGCAAACTCTTCAATATTTTTTACCTCATCTGAAGTTGTTAATAAAGTTAAAGTTTTACTAAATGATGATGTTTACCTTGGTGCTTTTGGATCTATTCACAGATTAACTCCTGGCCAAGGAATGTTTATTCATACAGACAATCCAACAGAAAAAAGACCATTGTATGATGAGAATAAAAACCAAGTTGGTACAACTGGTGGACATAACAATTATTGCATATTAGCAATGGTTCTTTACCTTAATGATTTTAATGAAGGAAACCTATACTTTCCAGAACTTGGCTTAGAATATCATGGAGAACCTGGTGATTTAGTTATATTTCCTGGTACTGGGAAAAAATATGATCATGGAGTAAGACCTTTAGGGGAAGGACCAAATAGATATATCACTACTGGTTTTGGCTATGATCAAAGAGTAAAAACTCTAAAAGAAGCCAAATATGTATTTGAAGATCTTGAGACAGGAGAATACATAGATATTGAGCCTTCAAAAGTTAAGAATGATCCGAAAGAAGTAATGAAACTTCCCCCAAGGCTAATAAATTGAAAGATACAACATTAATTTTTAATCATCCTAATTTTGAAAAAATAGAAGAAAACATTTGGGTCATTCATAATTTTTTACTTGAGAATGAATGCAAAGAATATACCCAGGTAGCAGAAACCGCTAAAGAAGAAGAATGGTGGAAAGAAAATAATGGTTGGTATAAAGGAAAATTTTTATCAATACAAGACATGCCTGTGATTCAAACTTCATTTAAAATATCTGATAGATTTGCAAAACTTTTTGAGTATGCCAAAGAATACAGTTTTGGAGGTCCTGGATCTATACACAGAATGCTTCCAGGAGAAGAAATGTTTGTGCATGCAGATTTTGCAGAAATAGATAATGTTAAAGAAGACTATGTTTTATTTAATGCTGCAGTCTATCACAATGAGTTTGATGGTGGAGAGTTATTTTATCCAGAGTTGGGCATTGAATATAAGCCAAAATCTGGTGACTTAGTAATGCATCCTGGAACAACAAAGTATAGACATGGAGTAAAAAAAGTTTTAGGTGATCAAACAAGATATATGTCAAATACTTGGGTTGCAGATAAAATTGGCATAAAATTTAAAATAAGTGGTGGATAAGAAAATGCCTAAAGTATTATGTTTTGATTGTGGTTGCAGTTTTGACGTTGATTACGATACCGCAGAGCCTACCAAGCAGTGCCCAAAGTGCAAGGTTTGACTTTTTGCCCAGAGTTTGGTATACTGGAATAATGAACTGTGAACATATATATGAACTTGACCTTGATGGTTTAGTTGCATGCACTATCTGCAAGCATGTTGTTGACGATGCCAATAATAAGCTTAAGCTTGATTTTTGGGAATCACAGATAAGTTTTGAGGAGTAAAAATGACACTGGGGCTAGTAGTATTTTTTTGCACGGTAACGTGGCTAATAACAATGATGTATTACACTGACAGGTATAAAGTATTCCTGTACGATAATGGTCTTGCTAAAGTTAGATGTGCTCATTGCTCAAAACCACTTTTAGTTGATTACAAAAACCTTAGACAGCCTATGTACTGTGGTTGGTGTAAGTAATGGAGTGTTTGTTTTGTTTGATACCAGTAGTTATTGCTGGTGTTTTAATTAGGTTCCGCAAAAAGTGATTAAGTTTGGTGAGCCTCAGCATAAAACCAAGATTATTCCTCTTAGGTGGTTTGCAAACTTCTGTGAAAAGCCTGCCTCTTATAACCTTATGATGGCTTTGCATCATAGTGATCATGATGATTATGGGTTTAAGTATAAGTACCATGCAATTTTATCTAATTGGCTATACAAACCTTACATGAGGTGGGGAACATTTTACATAGCAAACTGTGGCTATGATCATTAATTATCTTGATTGGCTTAGTGTTAATAGTATAGATTGGGAGTAAGATGAGTAAGTGTGCTATTTGTCGTAAACATGTTGATAATCCAGTAATATGGCAGAATGCTACACTTTGCAATGACTGTGTTCCTAAAGAACGCAATGCTTTTACTTATGATGTAGTTGATAGCGATGTTGAATTAAAGGTTGTTACTAGGTCTCCTGAAAAATGGATGTTAGTTGATAGGGAAACTGGTCAAACATATCAAGGTAGCAAAAAGGGTTATTGGGACAGACTTGAACCAGTAAAAAGAAAAGAGGAGTGATGACGGGTATTAATTGTTCTATATGCGGTCAACCAGAAGGTTCTCAGGCAACTAAGACTGGTGTCTATTGCCGTGATTGTTATGAAAAGTACTATATTCCACGTCAGCGTTGACAAAACCATGAGGCTTTGATAGACTTAATATATGAAAGAACCAAAAATTACAAAGATGGATTGGCGCTCACTAGGGTACTGGCCAGTATATAAAGATGGCAAATTAAGCTGGGTACCACAGCAAGATAGTAAAGATAAATAGTTTTAATATAAATTAGTGCTATAATAACAACATGAGATCAATATATGACATAGAAATGAATTCTGCCGAAGAAACACCTAACTTCCTTCAGCAGTTTAAAGGCAAGGCAGTACTACTAATTAACACAACAGTCGGTTGTGGAAATGCTGGCCAGATGGAGCCAATTCAGTGGATCCAAGAGAAGTACGCTGGCGAAGATTTTTCAGTTGTTGCTATTCCAACTAATGACTACTGTGGTCCTGAAATTACCAAGGGTAAGTGGGCAGAAGGAATTTCTTGTGGTCTAGACTCAAAGAAGTATGGCGAAGAAGTTTATGGTGTTACATTCCCATTCTCAGAAATGATTGCATCAAACCCAATGGAGGTTCCAAAAGAATCACCTTGGAATGGTGTTGGTCATGGTAAAAATGGTCTTGGTCAAGACTTTGAGCCACCACATGATTTGTATAAAGAAGTTTGTTCTCAGACAATGCTTGTTCGTCAAAAAAGAGCAGAGCTTGGTCTAGAAGATAAAAAAGATTATATTTCAGAGTGGCTTAATGAGCATGATGGTGGTACGCTTATGTGCTGCAACTTTGAAAAGTATCTTATTGATAAAGATGGTTTTGTTGTTAAGCATTATGCTTGTACAACATTAAACTATGACGTAGAGCGTACATACAAGGAAGATCTTGCTTCTCAAGGAATTTTTGCTACATTGAATAAGGCTAGAACACCTGAAATCTTTGAAGAAGAATATGCTGTTATTACAGGTCATATTGAATCATTGATTGCTGGCGAAAAGTCAATTATAAATTCTTATGCTTTAACAGCATAAAAAATTAGCAATCTTCTGCTGTACTCATTGGAATATTATCTGAGTCATTCCAGCAATTTCCATAAAGTGTGTGTCTAGAGTTTCCAGACTTAATCTTGTTGACTCTGTGCTGTAATTTAGACTTAGTAATAATTACGACTAATCTGCCAGCTTTTGGCTCAATCTTAACGGGTACATCTATAAACTCTAGTTCTCCACCTTCAAAATCATCATTCAAATAAAGACTAAATGATGCATTCACGTTTTCTGTTGGATCTTCATGTATCTGCATAGCAAAATTAAGTGGCTTTTCAAAGTCTAGGCCAGGCTGCAGGCTTGCCTCTATCTCTTCATCTGTCATATACTTAAAAGTTTGCAGTGTACCGTGTGATCTGTATGTCTTTGGAAGCACTGAAGCTAGTCTATCCCATATTTCATTAAAGATAGGGAAATGCAATGTCACTGATTCAGCGTCTGGAATCATTACGTTTCCATTTTCATCATACCTTGGCTCAACATTAATAAACTTATTTAATATATTCTTGTATGGGGAACGCATTGTTGTGTACCAGTCATTTGGATCGTCGCACCAAACCTTAAACCAAGCAAGTTCCTCTTGTGTAAGAAAATCATCAATGTACCAGATATCTTCGTGTAGCTGCACTTTATTAAAATTAGTCATAAATCCATTATACCATCAAGCTTAATATACATATTGACCAGGGGCAGTTTGTTTGATATACTGATTATATGCTAAACCTTCAAATACCAGACCCATTTGATACATTTGTACTCAAAAAGTATAAAAATCAAAAGGGATCAAAGTATGACTTCTTTTCTGGTGAATGGTCTCATGAGTGTGGGGCCTGTAAAGAAACACTGTTTGCTCCAAGTAAAAAAGAAATCTTAAAATCAAGGCTTTATCATACTCGTAATTTGTGTCTAGGAGGATACTAATGGTACATGCTTTGTTTTTAATTCCCGCTTTTATAATGGGCTATGTTGCTTGCTATATTGCAATGACATATAAGGTAGACTAATGTGGTCTTGGATTTTAGCATCAATTGGCGTTACAGGTATTTTCCTTGTAGGGCGTAAAACAATATGGGGGTGGCTAATCCTATGCGTTAACGAATGCCTATGGATAGCCTATGCCCTTTCTACAGAACAATATGGGTTTATTGCTATGGCATTAGCATATGCAGCAGTATATATTAAATCATTTATGCATTGGAGAAAAGATGGCTGACTGGACTGAAGAATTAACTGATGAACAAAAGAATAACATTATGGACCTTATTGTTACTACGGTTAAAGAAATTAGAACTCAAATAGATCAAGATATTTTATTTACCCAGCAAATTTGGGAACGTAAAGGATTTCTAAAAAGTCGCAGAACACGTAAAGCATTTGATGCTTGTCGTGCAATTGTTCAAGGTAAAAATGAAGTATTTGATAAAACAGAAGATTAAGGTTTGGTAATTACAAACATCATATCGTCAGGTGTCTGACTAATTGATGTAAAATCATAAAACTGATAATCATATTTAAGTAAATGCCTTTTTATCTTTACTACATTTTCAGGTAATTCAATATCTTCAATGAAGTATTTGCCACCTGACTTCAACTTTGAAAAATAATTATCAAAAGTTTTTAACTGAGCTTCAACTGTATGAAGTCCATCATCAATTATATAATCAAAAGTTTCATCTTTAAAGGTTGCATCGCATGCCTCTTTGTCAATAGAATCAATCACGTGCACTGGGTATTCTATTCCATCTGGAACAATGCCATTAAATTTAGGGTAAAGGTCAACTCCGCACACAGTTGCATTTTCAAAATAAGAGTCCCAGAGAAGAAGTGAGCCTCCATATGCTACACCAATTTCAAGAATTGAAACATCTTTGGTTTTAGTCATCTCTTCTTCATAGGTTGCTATATAGTTGTGTGGATCATCTTTATCAGTAATAACCCTGTCTAAGATTTTTCTTAAATCATCTAATTTTGCTTGTATGCTCATTTTTTAATTATATCATAAAGATCAGTTTGACAACTAAGGCACTTAGGTGTATACTGATATTAAAGATAAAGAATGGACATAAATGGCTAGACAATGTGGAACATGCACAAAATGTTGTGATGGAACATTAGCTGGAAATATTAATGGACACGAAATGGGGTTTGGCAAACCATGTTATTATCTTACAATAGGAAAAGGATGTAATATTTATGAAAAAAGGCCACAGGAGCCATGCAAAAGATATGAGTGTGCATGGATTTCTGACGAAAATATTCCAGACTTTATGAAACCTGAAAATTCAAATTGCATTTTAGATTACAAAGAAGAAAACAAAATAAAATATTTAAGATTAACTGAATCTACAATACCTTATACTGCGGAGGTATTGTCTTGGTGTATTAATTATGCAAAATTAAATAATTTAAATTTTGCCTGGTCTATTAATAAGAAAAGTTATTATATTAAAAATAATAACTCTATTAACTAAATGCGGATATTGCATAGTGGTAGTGCGTAACCTTGCCAAGGTTAATGTGCGAGTTCAATTCTCGCTATCCGCTCAAAAATTATAGTCAATCTATAATGCAGCAATAGCTTAGTTGGTTAAAGCCCCGAACTCATAATTCGGTAATCGTAGGTTCAAGTCCTACTTGCTGCACTGAAATAACTAAATAACAAACATTGGTCTGTAGCTCAGTTGGTAGAGCGTCGCACTGTTAATGCGAATGTCGCAGGATCGTGACCTGCCAGACCAGCAAGCCTTCGTAGCTCAGCGGAAGAGCAGCACCCTTCTAAGGTGAAGGCCACAGGTTCAAATCCTGTCGGGGGCACTTAAGGTATAATAGAATTATGAGAACTATGTATTATTTATATAAAATTTATTATGCAATAAAAAATATTTTTAAAAAAAAAGATAAAGATAGGTTTATATATTAATGAAATTTTTTGACTATGATGTACAATCACCAACTTTATTTAAAGACTTATTTTATAGAGACTTAAGGAATAGCTTAATAAAAAAGACACGCATCATTGGCAGATCTGTCATCTGGCCAGAATCTGATATAAGAATGAAAATATTATATCAAATAAACTCTCACGGCTATAGATCAGATGAATTTGGTTTGAATCAAGAAATACTTGTTCTTGGATGCTCACAAACATTTGGACAAGGAATTCCGCAAAAATTTACATGGGCTAAAATTTTTGCTGATGGCACAGGAAAGTCTTACGCAAACTTAGCTCAACCTGGTGACAGCGCTCAAGCTCAAGTTTATAAAGCATTTAAATACTTTGAAGAGTTTGGTCACCCTGAAATAATTGTAGCTTCATTCCCATCAACTAGACTTGAAATGCCATACATTCCTAAAAAAAATGTTAGCAAACTTTTTTTATATGAAAACGCATTTAAAGATGAATTACAAATGCAGCAAATTTTTATTGAGAATCAAATAGAAAAATTTTCAAAATCTCCACACAGCCCTGAAGAAGTTTTACCAATAGAAGTTGCATTTTTTTATAGTTTTACTTTTATTCAAATGTTACAACAATACTGTAAATCCAATAACATAAAGCTGATATGGAATATGTGGGATGATGAGTTCTTTTATGATTACGTAAAAACAAATGTTCCAGAAGCATTAAAAGATTATTTGTATATTAATTTTAGAGAGTTTATGTTTGATAGTCAAGACGGAGTAGAATATATTAAGCATGAGTCGGTAGAAAATGGGTACATTATTCCAGAATGTCATCAAGAACTAAAAGATCATCTTTTATTCTATCGTGCAGCTGATTACAATCCTGGCATTGGAAACGGACACTGGGGAATTCACTTAAATCAACATATTGCTGAACATTTTTTGCAAAGATATAATGAAATAAAGGATAATTAACTATAGTGTTAATTTTGGGAATTAACGAAACCTCACATGATGCATCTGTATCTTTAATTAAAGATGGGGAAATATTATTTGCAGGACATTCTGAAAGATATAGTAAGCAAAAAAATGACTGGTATATCAATGATAGTTTAATTAATGATGCTTTACAATATGGCTACCCAGATCGTATAGGATACTACGAGAAGCCCCTTCTAAAGGCCTCTAGGCTACTTTTAAAGGGTGGCTCTGGGGACTGGAAGCCAAGAGTTAGGATAGGATCTACCCCATGGAAGTCCTTTGGACACCACTATTCTCATGCTTGTGCAGGCTACTATACAAGTAGTTTTAATGACGCTGTTATTGTAGTTCTTGATGCTATTGGCGAATACAATACCTCCACAATTTGGGTGGGCCAAGGGGATAAGATTAAGTTAAAACATAAAGAAAACTATCCTTTTAGTTTTGGACTATTCTATTCTGCATTTACCCAATTAATAGGACTTATGCCAAACCAAGAAGAATATATTATGATGGGCATGGCTGCTTACGGTGATTGGAAAAAATATTATAATAAAGTAGATTCATATTTTTCTAACTATCATACTCAGAAATATAACTTTCATAAAGGAATAAATGACTGGGGATGGATCACAGAAGAAGATAAGTTTGATATAGCAGCAGCAGTCCAAGCAGTCTACACTACCAGACTAATGGAGTTTATGAGAATGGCAAAGCTGATCACTGGTAAAAAAAATTTGATATTTATGGGTGGTTGTGCACTAAACTCTTCTGCCAATACAAACCTGTGGAAACTATATGATTCAGTATGGATCATGCCTAATCCAGGTGATGCTGGTAGTTCGCTAGGTGCTGCTGCAGCCTTGTACGGAAAACATATTGAATGGAAAACACCATACTTAGGACATGATTTAGGTGGTAAATATCCAGTTCAAGAAATTGTTGACGGCATATTAAAAGATAAAATAGTTGCTGTTGCAAGCGGAAGAGCAGAGTATGGTCCAAGAGCATTAGGAAATAGAAGTATCCTTGCTGATCCAAGAGATCCAAGCATTAAAGATAAGGTTAATTTAATTAAACAAAGAGAAATGTTTAGACCATTTGCTCCAGTAGTAATGGAAGAGCATGCATCTAAGTGGTTTGATATGGACTTTGCTTCTCCTTATATGCAATATACAGTCAAATGTTTGCAGCCAGAAAAGATACCTTCTGTTGTTCATGAAGATGGTACTTCAAGAGTTCAAACAGTTAACAAAGAACAGCATAGAGGTCTTTGGATGGTACTGAATAAGTTTTATCTGAAGACTGGCGTACCCGTATTACTAAATACAAGCTTAAATATAAAAGGTCAGCCATTACTAAATGATAAGCAAGACATTGCTGAATGGGAAAAAGAATATAACTTTAAGATTATTCAGGGCAGCAGTCTTTAAATAGTTTATCCATCTTGGACGCTGGAACACAATTAGGAACTGGCTTACCATTCTTGCCTGGCTTCATTCCTCTTTGAACATAACCATCCCAGCACGGTCCTTGCTTAGCAAAACTAAAGATTCCCTCAAATGGATCAAAATCTTTTTGTGCTGCAACTATTTTTCTTGACCATGAGAAGCCAGCATCTCCACCCCAAGCATCCCACATGATACGACCATTAGATGGGTTAGAGGTGTTGTTAAAGTCTTTTCCTTTTTTATCTACTTCATGCCTTGAAAAAAATGAGTACATGCGCTTAACAGTATCAAGAGACATTGCAGAGCCATTAACAATATCTGTTGCTCTACCCCAACCTACAGGAGTTCCTGCGCCTGTTGCCTTGCCATCTTCTTTCCATTTTAATGCTCGTCTAGCAGCAGACTTCATGCCAGCGTTCGGGGTATATGTATCAGCCATAACATCTATTTTATCATAGATTGTGGTACAATGATTAGATGGAACAACTAATTGCAGCCCTAAAAGAACTTCTTGCAGACACAGTGGCACTTAAATTTAAAGCCCATGGCTATCACTGGAACGTTGAGGGTGATGATTTTCCACAAGCACATACATTTTTTGAGATGATTTATAACGACTATGAAGAGGCAACAGATGAATTTGCTGAAAACCTTCGTAGATTAGACACATATGCTCCTTTTAAACTATCCCGTTTAACATCTCTTTCAACTGTATCAGAAACAGATGTTACATCAGAGTTTGAAGATATGGCACTAGACCTTTTAAGATCAAATGATGCAGTTCTTGCCAAGCTAAAAGATGCATTTGATGTTGCCTCCGCAGCACGTGAACAAGGTGTTGCTAATTTCCTTGCAGAAAGAATTGACATGCACTCTAAGTGGCATTGGCAACTATCTGCAGTAGTTAAAGAAGAAATAATGGAGTCTCAAGTAGAAGAAACTGCTGAAGCAGAACCTGCTATTCAAGCATAAATTTTTTAAAGGGGTAAATCTTGGCTAGAATTGTTTTTTTAGGTAACTTTGGTGTGGATTATAGTAGTGAGAATCATCACGTAAAATCTCTTGAGTCCCTTGGTCATACTGTCATTAAAATGCAGGAACGTGAGGCAAGAAGCCAGCGCATCCTTGTGGAGTCCTTAAAAAGCGATCTATTTATCTGGGTTCACACACACGGCTGGCATACTTCAGGAAATATTGGCATGGAAGACGTTCTGATCAAACTAAAAGAGGCAAACATCCCCACAATGACCTACCATCTTGATTTGTGGTTTGGTATTGAACGACAAAAAGATTTAGAAGAAGATACATTCTATAAAACTATAGGACACTTCTTTGCTACAGATAAACTAATGACTGACTGGTTTAACAAAAATACAGAAGTGAAAGGACACTTTCTACCTGCTGGAGTATACGATAAAGAGTGTTACATTCATAAACAATACAATCCATATGATTTTAAATATGATGTTATTTTTGTTGGTAGCAAAGGTTATCATCATGAACATAGGTATCGCCCAGAGCTAATAGACTTTTTAAGAAGCACTTATGGAAAAAAATTTCTTCATGTTGGTGGAGATGGTGACACTGGTACAATCCGTGGTGATGCCCTCAATAAGATATACGCACAAAGTAAAATAGCCGTAGGAGATAGCCTTAACATTAACTTTAACTATCCTTACTATACTAGCGATAGATTATTTGAAAGCACTGGTCGTGGTGGTTTTACTATCTACCCTCGCATTAAGGGGCTTGAAGATTACTTTGAAGATGGAAATGAAATTGTTTTTTATGAGCATGGTAATCTTGAAGATCTAAAAACTAAGATAGATAAGTATCTTGAAGATAGCATTGACAGAGAACGTATCAGGTTAAATGGTCATGAAAGAACAAAAAATGAACATACATATGTTAATAGATGGTCAACAATATTGTCAGAGCTTGGAATAAAATGAACTATTTAGTTACGGGTGGAGCAGGCTTCATCGGCTCAAATTTAGTTGATAAACTAATTGAGCTTGGTCATAGCGTAACAGTAATAGACAACGAATACTCTAAGGTTCATGATCAATTTTACTGGAACAAAAAAGCACAAAACTATAAACTAGATATACGTGATTATAAAAATACAAGAAAACTATACGAAGGAATTGATTGTGTTTTTCATGTTGCTGCAGAATCAAGAATTCAGCCAGCAATACAAAACCCTGTTGAATCAATCAGCATAAACTCTGTTGGAACTGCAACAGTATTAGAATGTTCAAGAGAGGCAGGAGTTAAAAGAGTTATATACTCATCAACATCTTCTGCCTATGGTAAAAACCCTGTTCCAAACCATGAAGCTCAACCAGAAGATTGTTTAAATCCATACTCAGTTTCAAAAGTAAATGGAGAAAAACTTTGCTCCATGTATACAAAATTATTTGGAGTTGAAACTATTATTTTTAGATACTTTAATGTTTATGGAGAAAGGCAACCATTAAAGGGTGAGTTTGCCCCAGTTATAGGTCTTTTTGATAAACAGTTTAAAGATGGACAACCACTAACCATTGTTGGTGATGGTAATCAAAGAAGAGATTTTACGCATGTATCCGATGTTGTTGAAGCAAATATTATTGCAGCACAGGTTAATGATGGTTTTGGAGAAGTTTACAATATTGGTTTTGGAAAAAATTATTCTATTCTTGATGTTGCAAATATGATATCTGGTGATCTTATTTTTATACCAGCGAGAGTTGGGGAAGCAAAAGAGACCCTTGCATCATACGCAAAGTTTAATGCTTTGACAGGATGGAAACCAAAAATATCGCTAGAAGAATGGATAAACAAATGACAGAAATGGTTAAAGCAGTTTTAAACGGAGAGTTTGAAATGATACTGCCAAAGCATCGTGCAGACAGACCAGACTGGTACCAGCCACATGGTTGGGAAAAACCTAGACTAAAGTCAATGCATGAACATATTAATAAAGGAGATGTTGTTTATTACGTTGGTGCAGAAGAAGGAGAGTTTCCAGCGCTATGTCAAATGTGGGGTGCAGAGGTAGTTTTATTTGAACCAAACCCTAAAGTATGGTCACACTTTCCTGCAACCTGGACTGCAAATAATTTAGAACTTCCGTTGGCATGCATTCCTGGATTTGCATCTGATAAAATTAATAATCTTTCAAGAATTTATTATAATGAATGGCCTCCAGAAGTTAATAACGTAATTGAAGCAGCGCATGGATTTAAAGAACTATATCTTGAAGGTGAGAGTTACGGACAAATTACTATAGATTCTTGTGTTTATGATCATGGGATTAAGCCACCTACCGCAATTTCTTTGGATGTAGAGGGTAGCGAGTGGAGAGTTCTTGGTGGTGCTGAAAAAGTGCTAAGAGAATACAAACCTAAAATTTGGCTATCTGGTCATCCTGAGTTTATGATTCAACAATGGAATGAATACTTGTATGACCTAAGAAATTTTATTAAAGATATTGGGTATACCGAAACATTAATTGATTATCAGCATGAGGTTCATTTGTTTTATGAGTAGTATTATCTTTTGTCCTCATGCGGATGACGCAATTTTTTCTTTAGGTGATTACATTATTGATAATAATGATAATAATTTTACAATTGCTTCAGCGTTTTCTGGTATTCCAACAGATGATGTTGGATATAAAAAGCACACACTACTAAGAAAAGAACATGATGTTGCTTGCTCAATGATTGGTGCAAAAGTTATCAATAGCGATCTTTTAGATGATGTTTATGGAAAACAAAATGAAGATGATCTAAATAATTGGATAAAAAATATAATTAATAATTATGAAAATATTTACATTCCATTAGGAATACATCATCCAGACCATGTATTATTATCTGAAACATTATTTACTTTAATAAAAGATTATAACAAAACATATTTTATTTATGCAGAACTTCCATACAGGTTAGCATATCCAGAACTATATAAACAAAGACTAGATAAATTTAAATCTGTTCATAATTTAGAAAATGTTTCAGTTAATTTTACTAAACATAAAGTTGATGCAATTCATACCTACAACTCACAAATTACGTTAGCATCTAATCGGTCATACATAGATGAAGATCTTATTGGAAAATTAATTACAGAAGAAAAACTTTGGCGAGTGCTTAATTGATTACTGCATATATTTATTCTATTGATCCCCTTGATGCTGCAGATGGCAAATGGGATTACGGATTGCTTAAAGAAACATTTGAAAGAAATAATGTTGATCAGGTAGTTGTAAAAGAAATACCAAAAGCAGATCGTGGCTTTGTTGTTATTCCTGGACATGGAAATGCTGGTAAAGAAAAAGAAATATCAAACCAATTAAAAAACCTTGATAGAGTTGTCTTGTTTATAACTGGCGATGAAAGCGCTCAATTTAATGTAGAAAAAATTAGTCACTCTAATATTTCTATTTGGGTTCAATACCCACATCAAAAACATGAACAATACAATAGATTTTTTATTGGTACGCCGCAGCACTTGAAGTCTAACTTGCCTGATTATCCTGTTAAAGAATATGATATTTATTTTGGTGGACAAATAACCCATCAGCGTAGACAACAGTTAGCAGAAATCATGCCAACCCTGCCAAATGCCCTTTATAAGCCCACAGAAGGCTTTGCCCAGGGAGAACAGCCCAAAGACTACTACCGCACTCTATCAAAGGCTAGAGTTGTTCCAGCACCTGCTGGTGCCCAAGTTATAGATACCTTTAGATTCTTTGAGGCAATAGAAATGCTTGCTTTACCTATTGGTGATCTTATTGACTCAAAGGGTGAAATGATTGATTATTTTAATTATGTTTACCCTGCAGAAATACCAATTGCAAAGGTTAACGATTGGAATAAACTAAAAGAACTTCTGCCAGAACTTATTAAAAACTATCCCAACAATATGCATCAGGTGATATGCTGGTGGTTAAAGTATAAAAGAGATTTTTCTTTAAAAATAATGAGGGATATTTATGAACAAGAATGACATAACAATAGTTGTTGCTACATCTGTATTGCCAAGCCACCCAGACACAGATATTATTGATGAAACTATTTCTGCAATTAGATCACATTTTCCCGACAATGAAATTATTTTACAGATGGATGGTTTGCGTGAAGAGCGATTGGCTCGTAAAGCAGACTATGATGAGTATAAGAGTAAGGTTCTTTGGAAGTGTATGCATGAGTGGAAAAATATTTTACCCATAATTTTTGATGAGCATTGTCACCAAACCACAATGATGAAAAGAACAATTGATCTTATTGATACTGCAGCAATGCTTTATGTTGAAGGCGATGCTCCAATAACTCCAGACTGTGAAATTGATTGGCAAAAATGTTTAGATATGCTTGAGTATAATAAAGCTAATACTATTCGTTTTCACTTTGAGTCAGTAATTCCAGAAGAACATGGCTATTTAATGTTTGGACTTGAGGATGGTTTTATGAGAACTACACAGTGGAGTCAGCGTCCTCATTTAAGTACCGTCAAATATTATCGTGATACTGTGCTGCCATTTTCTGAAGAAAAGACTTTTATTGAAGATAGGTTTCATGGAAAAGTTCAAGATGATGGATGGGATCAACACAAGCTTTGGATATACCATCCAGAAGGAAGTATTAAACGTTCATATCATTTAGATGGTCGTCGGGGAACACAAAAATTTACAGTAGATGATAATGCTTGGGGCTATACAGAATGAGATTAGGCATCATTGCAAGGTCTGATAATACAGGATTAGGCAACCAAACAAGAAGTCTTGTAAACATGCTTAAGCCAACAAAAATTCTTTTAATTGACTCTAGGCCATTTAATCAAAATCAACAGCATCCTGAGTGGTACAGCGAATATGAATGCATAACAACAAGAGATGGGTTTGCAAGAAGAGAAGAAATAGTACAGTTTCTTGAAGGCGTTGATGTTGTTTTAACTTGTGAGTCTTTTTATAGTGAAATGTTTTTAAGTCTTGCACAAAAAAGAAAAGTAAAAACAATTCTTCAATATAACTATGAATTTCTTGATTTAATTATTAACCCAAATCAAAGAACCCCTGACTTACTTTTATCACCAAGCCTATGGAAGATTGATCACGTCAAAGAAGTTTTAGGAGACATAACAAAGATTGCATATCTTCCACCACCGATTGATCCAGATTCGTTTGCTGCACAAAGGGAAACCAATATATCTAAAACACATAACAGAATACTTCACATTGCAGGCAAATTTGCTGCTAAAGATAGAAATGGCACTAGCACTGTTATTGAAATGCTTAAGTATTCAAAAGAAGATTATGAGTTAGTTATAAAAAGTCAGACACCAGTTGAAACCGACTGTCGTGATCCACGTTTAGTTATTGATACATCTAATACAGAAAATAACGCTAATCTTTATAGTGGGTTTGACGCAATGGTTCTTCCAAGAAGATACGCTGGTCTTTGTTTACCAATGAATGAGTCTTTGATGAGCGGTCTGCCAGTTTTTATGACTGACATATCACCAAATAATGCGGTTCTTCCATCAGAATGGGTTGTTGAGTCTAACAAAATTGATAAACTTTTAACAAGAATGACCCTTGATGTTTATGCTGCTGATCCAAAAATTCTTGCAACACGAATAGATGAATACGTAAAACTAAAAGATAAGCAAAAATCAAAGAACAAGGCAATAGAAATAGCATTAAACAATTTTGATATTAATTTGTTAAGGCAACAATACCTAGATGTTATTAATAATATATGCAGTTGAAAATTTTCTTTTTATATCAATTAGATTAACAAATGTTGCTTTATCATCTTTTATAAACTGAATATCAGTATCTAATAAAGTTATTTTATAATTAGTAAACTTTAATATAAAATAAGAAAACCAAAGATCATCAATTATGTGGTATTCTTCTGGACATTCAAATATTCTTTCATCTAAAAATATTTTGGCAGAACACATAAGGCCACCAGTACCAGCATAATTACCAAACTCTCCTGGCTTTAGCCTAACCTTTGCCCAGTAATCTTCTTTAAAAGAGTGAGCATAAAAAGATTTTATTTCATTTTCATTGTATTGGTCATAGCAGTCTTGCATAAAGCTTGAAGGCAAAACCTCATCATCATCAATAAATATTATCTTTTCATAGCCTTCTTTTGCAAGATCTCTTGCCATATAAAATCTTGAAAATTGTTTATATTTGTTTTCATAGTTTTTAATAAATACATTTATGTTAAGATCAATACCATATTTTCTAAAATAACCAATTAGTTTGTTGTCACTATTGTAGGAATTATTTGAAATATAAAGATCAAAATCTTTATTGGTTTGTGCATGCAACTTTTGTAACAGTTTTGGCATGTTTGTTAATCTAATGTATGTGCATAAAATTAATGCTGTCTTAGATTTTGGCTTAACCTGATCTTCATGTATGTATGTCATAGTGTCAAAGAAAGAGAGGGATAGGCCAGATAGACATATCCCTCCCTAAAGAATTACTTCTTCTTTGCTGCTGCTCGCTTAACAGGAGACTTCTTGACTACCTTTGCGGCCTTAAGAGCCTTGTCTACAGCCTTTGCATCTGGTAGACGACCAAATGCAGCGTCTGCTGGATTGATTGCTCTCATTAGCACGGGGACAATAGCACCAAGCAATGAGTATGCAAGTGTCTGTGGATCAGTAATTCCAGCAGCGTACATTGCTGTACCTGCACCAATTGCTGATCTTCCGTATGAGGCAAGCGCCTTCTTTAGTTGTTCGTTCATATTTTTCCTCCTAGGATATTGCATTAGTTATAACCGTAAAGCCAATCCATAGACCAATAATTCCTGCGACTCCCGCAAAAACTGGTGGTGCTGGAACTGGCAATTTGAATGCTGCGAATGCTACGCCACATCCAAAACCTGTGATTACTGACATGATAATGTCTTTCATTTTACTTCCTCTTCTTTGGGCAGTAGAGCCTTCAATTTTCCATACTCTTCTGCTATTTTTTTCATAGAATAATAGTTTGGCGCCATACCCATTACATCGCCATACTCCTTAAAGTAATTAATTTCTGGCTCTGTTTGATCAATAAAAGCAGTTAACCCAGCCTGAACATCTTCAATATACTGGTATGCCCAATCACGAGAATCAGAAAGAAACTTAATAAAGTTTTCTTTGTGAACACTTTCATCTGTTTTAATTTTAGACTCTTCAATGTCATTAATTAATTTTTCAAGAAGCATCATGTCAATAAACAACTTTTGATATTGAACACGAATCTTATTAAAATTATACATAAGGCTTAGATATGCTACGCTAACAGAAAATAAACATGCTGACACAACAATTAAAGGAGTACTCATACTTCTAATGCCTCTCTTGTAACTAAAACAATTGCACCATTTTGTTCCAGCGCATCTTTGATCTTTGCAACATATTGAACTGCTTCTATCTTTTCATCATGTAGCATTGGTATAAAGTCTTTTTCATTAAGCTTAATTGTTAAAAAACTATCATTATCAATTATGTTTACTCCAAAGTTTTTAGGAGTAGCTATTGAATGAACGGCTCTACGCATTTCATCTGTATACATCAAACTTCTCCATCGCTTGTATAGTTAAAAAGATCTTCAAGACACGTAAACCCAATATCCTCATTAACATCTAATGACTTTAAGAGAATAAGCCATGTCTCTTCAATATACTTCTTGGCAATGTCTGTTGGTATTACCAACTCAGAATCAATTGCAAATGCAAGAGGAAGACCAAGATCGTTATAAGAAATAAAGTCTTCAAAAGTTTTTTCTTCTTTATGGTTTATCCATAATTCAGCAAGGATTGAACAAACATCCTCAAAAGATGTTAATTCATTTCCGTCGTCAGAGATTGCCATACCTCACCCCATTGTTCTTTGCTCTTGTGTTTGTTAAATTCCCTTGAAATTTCTCCACTTTCCAAGTATACACCACCCCAAACACCCCATTCTTTTCCAGAAACCCCATTAGCAAAACATGTTTTTGCAACGGGACACGAAGCACAAAAATTATCTATATTAGATCTTAGCTCAACATCCTCTTCATATTTATCAAAATATAAATTAGTATCTAGCCCAAGACACTTAGCCTTATCTTTCCACAAATGCTGCTTCAAGGATTACTCCTTATACTTATTTGGAATATCCCAGCCGTTGCGATCAACTGTATAAACCTTATGTAGGTACCATTCACCATTTATCCTGATACCCTGTGGAGATGTACGACCAACGTCAGACTTCTTTATGTCAATGACATTCCATCCATCCCAGCGAAGATTACGATTCTTCTTTACGAGTGATTCCATTACTTCTAACTTGTTTACAATCATTTTTATCCTTTAGTATCTAAAAATTCCGACTTCAATATTTTTGAGTTCGGCTTCTGCAACTAATCTTGAAACTGCTTCTTTTGGTTTGCTAAGAAATGCCAGATAGTTTACATGCTCTAAATTTTCTTCAATATATGATGCTGGCACCTTAAAGAACTTAAGCTTTTTTCCTCTAGCTTTCATTCCTCTTTCAGAAAGATTACAAAACTCAGAAACCATTGAGTTAATCCTGACTGGACCTGCTGAGTAGACTAACAGTTCTTTATCTTCGTCTTGCATTGCAGACATTGCAACACCCATAGCACGAAGAAAGACCTGATAATCATCAAAGTCTTTCGTTCCCTGTACTGCTACTATCATCATTACTTCCATTCTTAAGGTTATCCAAAATGAATAACATCTTATCAATATCTTTTTTTGACATATTTGCTGTGTCTATTGGCTCTGTAGTGTCTGCATTAACGTTACCGCCGATTGCTTCTGCACAATAAAATATATTATTGTTTACCCAATAAGCCTTGTCCTCTATAAAAATAACCTTAATGGTATTTTTCTCAACATGTTTTAATGATTGAGATTGCCGTCTTGGTCTTTCATATAAAGTTTTTGGAATAAAATCTTTGATCATTAAATGTATGCTACTTTGAGTGTATGCAATACCAGGAAATGATCTAGTTTTTCTTCCTTTATAAAGTATATATGAAGTAAGGCACAATGTCAAGCCTATGGCAATAAAATGTTGTGCCTTCATATTTTTTATTCAGACTTTTTATTTTTTACAACAGGCTCATCTTGAGGTGCTGGAACTCTACTCATAATGAGTTGTCCTTTTAAAACCTCATACTCAAGATCTGAAACCTTTGTTTTATAAAAAACAACAAGTTGTTTTAACTCATCAAGAGTTAGTTCATTCATAGTTTACCCCTTTAACTAATATTACTTATAAAATGGGCTTAGATCAAGTACTGATCCGCCCCAGATTGTATGATGCTGTGACTTTCCAATTGAATTGTCATATGCGTCTGTATTTGGTTTTGTTGCTTCAAACTCCGCATCATTACCATCACCGACATTATTTGGTGAGCATGCAGGACAGTCTGGACAATCACAATTCATTGCCTTGCATGTTTCACATCCACAGTCTTTGTATCCTGATGATGTTACTTCTTGCTCTTGAGGAGTTCCGCCAGGAATTTCTTCAATAATTTGTTTAACTACTGCTGCTAATTCTTTAATCTGATCTGCTGCTGACATACTTTCTCCTCCTGTATTTATTCCTGAATGTGAATCACCAATACCACTTCTACGTCTTCCATAACGAATAACATCATCTTTGGTAGCATCTGGGACATTGGCGTATAAAGCCCTTACCTGTGATGCTGCCTTACCCTTGGTAGGGTGTGTGCCTACAGTCTTACCCTTGTCATCTACAACGGCGTACTGTGAGCCTGATCGTTCAATATGGTATGGCATAGTTCTCCTGAATCTATACTATGATTATAGCAGATTACTTTAGAAGAAGCCTCTTAATTTCTATCAGGGAAATTTGTGCTTCCCTTGAAATTTTTTCAATTTCGGTATCGTCAAACGCCTTGTCCGTAAGCGTAACAGCAGGATCTTCTTCTAGAAAGTCTACATTTAAAAACCCTTTTTCCCAAAGACCCATAATGTCACGATTAATCTCGTTAAGGTGTTCTTTATATAGCTCTGGCATTATGTTCTGTATTGACTGATTAAACCTATACAAAGGTTGACCTGTTTTTTTATCAATCCCCGCAATTTCAATGGCACCAGTTATTATTAATGCCTCAATAGTTTCGTCAATCGGATCCATTGATGAATGCCTCAAGTTGCTCTCTAGTCTTTGCTCCATTGATACGGCGGACTTCTTTGCCCTCTTCAATAAGAATAAAGGTTGGAATTGCTTTGATTTCAAACTTACGACATAAATCACCGTTGTCGTCAGCATCAATAAATTGAAACTTAATGACATTATCTCTGTCCAATTCTTCTGCTATAGGGCGAACTCGTTTGCATGGATTACACCATTCTGCTGTAAAATAAAGTATGTGTCTCACTTAACTAAACTAACTGTTAATTTGGTTGCTTTGCAGCTTTTGTTGTTTGCAATAAGTGCTTCCTTTTCTTTGGTATCAACTGTTAGGGCCCATCTGACTTTAACGGATACCCAGTTTGCAATGTATGAACATGTATACGCTTTATTTGTTGGCATCCATTCTGCTGGATCACGATCACTCTTAGATCTATTTGATGCTCCAGTAACTGCAATTAAATGACGTGGGTCTGTTTGATCATTTGCATACATCTCTCGCTTTGCAGGATCCCATGCTGATGCTCCAGAATCCCAAGCTTCTGCCAATGGAACAAAATGGTCTACATCAAGTTTACCTGCTTCTGTAACTATAACATTGTCATAGATACTTAGCCATTCTCCACCCTTAATTACGCATCCTTTTTCAACTACTGGTTTCTTAACTGCCTCAGAAATAATGACTGCCTTGCGAGAGTCACAACCATTTCCTGCTCCTGTCCAGTGCTTAAACTTTGTTCGTACGTAACCTGTACGAGATTCATCAGCAACCTTAAGTGATTCAATCGCTTTTGATACTGTTGTAAAAGATGTGTCTGCTGCTTGTGCTGGAACTATTCCTGATACTAATGCCAATGTTATAAATAGTAAAAATTTTTTCATTAATTTGATTCCTTTTTTATAGTAATTGGCTTATTGTGATTAACAAAATAAGGTCCCAGATCTGCTTTAATACGACCATCTTTTCTTAGCTTTACAATTCTTCCATCTTTAATCTGTGTAGCATTAAATGGATGCTTACTACTTCCCATCTGCAAGTCTCTCTCTTTCATCAATAATTTCAACCATAAATTTCATAATTTTGTCATACCCAACTGCATCATCAACTACCTTATTATAGTGATGAGAACAAAAAAGAAGTTCTCCAGAATGTCCTATTACCTTTACATATGCTTGAGCAGCACATCTATCGCAACGATCTGTTGCATCCATAAGCCATACTTGCTCTTCTTGCTCAATCATTGTATTCATATTGTACTACCGCTTTCTATTATCTGTGGAATAAAATCCCGTACCGTTAAAAAGCACACCTGGCGATTGCCATTGCCGTTGCATTGTTTCATTACAGCATAATGGCTCTGTACTATCTCCAAAATCTCTTTTGTATTCAACAGTAGAAGAGCACATTGTGCATTTATAATCATATACAGGCATTACTTTACCTTATGTCCAAACCTTGCCCATGCTCTTTCATGAACAAAATATCCAAGGGATTCAATTCCAATATAGAAAATTGCTCCAAGTCCTGAGTATTCCCAATCACCAGTAAACAAATAAATTATTACAGCAAGCACTAGAAAATGAAAAGTTTCCCAGCTAAATGTTTTAATATATGTTCTTTTGGTTGACTCCATTAGTTACTCTTAAGTGCTTTAAGTGTAGCCTGATCAACAATACCAGTTGCTGGCAACTTATTTTTTGTCTGAAAGTCTTTAACAGCCTTTTCGGTACCTGGACCGAATGAGCCATCTGCCTTTAACTTAAGAAGTTTTTGAACATTCTTAACTCCAGTGCCCTTTGAGCCAACCTTAAGTGGATTAAAAACTTTTGCAGCGACAGGTGCTGCTGGTGCTGTTTGTTTAACTGCTGAGTCAGAAGAACCGACTTTGGAAAGCAATGGAAGATCTTCTTCGCCAGCATAAACTGGACGACCCCAACCTACAATGGCATTCATTAGCTTAGGCTTATTATTCTTTACGTATGCACGAGTTTTTTCTACGCACATACCGCCATTTCTTTGATCTCCTTTTGCAGTTCCTGAAGTATTTCCTTCAATAACTTGAATAGTTCCATTTCCGTTATTCTTAATACAAATACCAACATGTGAAATACGATTTACGCCATCATCTGGGAAATCAAAATAAATCCAGTCTCCTGGAGTTGGATCATCATTACGAGCATCCGCCCAACGAGCTTTCTTTTTAAACCAATCAGACGCTACGACTGTCGCTGCTGTCTTTGGAAAATCTTTTACTCCTGCTGTGTATGCACACCAAGAAACAAATGACTGGCACCATGGAAGGAAGTTTGCACCTGTCCATTTACCATACTTTGTTTCGTTGTCTTTTGGACCTTCAATAGTCCCAATTTCTGCTTTAGCAACCTCAATGATTGCTTCTAGTGAACCCTTAACCGCCACTTAAAACCTCCTAAAGTTTTGTATTACAAGTATATCAAAGAATGAGCCTTTTTGCAACTTGCTCAGGTTGTCCCAGGTAGCGTCCTGAAATTTATTTGATCTTAATGACCTTTGGCTTCTTCTCTTCTGGCGTGTTTCTTACAACATTAATGTGTAACATTCCATCAGTAAGAGTTGCATTTGATACTTCCATATATTCTCCAAGAGCAAATGATCGTGTAAATTTACGACCAGCAATACCCTTATGAATTACCTCTGCATCTGTGACTTCTACAATCTCGCCATTAATAATAAGAGCGCCACCATCTACTGAAATATCAATATTATCTTTTGTAAATCCCGCAAGAGCAATTGATATTCTGTATGTATCTTCGTCTAGCTTAAGAAGATCATATGGAGGATATGATTGTGAATTGATTTTATGTGCATTATTTAAGCGACCCAACTCTCTGTTGAATCCAATAAAAAATGGATCATTAAATAGATCCATCGCAAGGTTTGTTGACATGCTTACCATTTTTATTCCCCTTTCAAGCGAATAAGTTATTGTACCCCCGTAGGCAGTACAATATTATTATATCATAAGGCGAACTACATGACAACAGGGATCGCCACCTTCATCCCATTCTTGCAACTCATCTTCACCCATATACTCATACCCACCATCATGAGTATTGCAGTACGGATCTGAAATCCATCCCCGTTCAATACCGTTTCTTAACCAGATGCCAAACTCTGCATCTTCTGTGCTATCTTCTTCGTGCATATTATAAGTGTACTCCTAAACGCTAACTACGTCAACTGGGCCCATACATGATGGACTAAATTTAATTGCTGAGTTTACTGCTCCTACTACACGCTTTCTTGCATCTCTTGTTTTTTCGGTGGCATTCATATAGCCATAAGCATATTCTGCCCCTGAACCCATAGCAAGATAAGGAAGTGTATATTTAGACAAAGACATATCTGCAGAGCTGTGTTCATAGATATTTCCACGTACAGCAATAATTAAACCAAGGTCACCTTCTTTTGAAGTATCTACCCAGAAATCATTATAGAATGAACGAAGTTGTTTAATAAACTTGGTTTGCATAAACTTATCTGTATCTTTAATGTCAGGAACATAGGGGTTAAAGTTGTAGCGAATTCGCTCACCATCCATTGAGCCAGCATATCCAATTAGGTATGGGCCTAGTTTCCAAACCTTTGGACTAGACAATGCTAGAATGGTACCATCATCAGATGCACCACGATCTCCTGCCATAAAGATCTTATTATTTATTTCATCACGAACTACTGCAATACAAGTCATGCAGAAACCCCTCCCAGTGAATACCTTTTAAGTATACCATTGCCTGGGGGGGCTGTCAAATAGGTTCTAATTAAGCCTTGTTTGAGCGTCTGCGCTTTTCAACTACTTCATCTTGTACTGTTACTGCATTTTTATCTGTGGTAGAAAATGCTGCATTAATCTCATCTCTTGTAAGTTTACCGTCGTCCATAAATGCACGAGCCAACTTCTCCACTACAACTGCTACTGCACTAAGGCCTGCAACTGTCATAGCTTTTGCTACTGAGATGCCTGCGATTGCACCTGCACCGATTACTGCTAATGCATTTGCTGCAAATACTGCAACAATACGCATGAGAATATTCCAAATATTTGTGATACTGTTCATCTTATTCCTCCTTATCCTTGTTATTGCCCTTTGATCCAAAATAACCACCAAGGATACCTATGACACCGCCAAGGGCTGTTTGTACTAATGTCATAACATCTGAAGAAACTTCTACTGCCTCACCTGTGGTTTGTGTTTCAATTCCTGCTACAACATAGTCTCCTACAATTGCTGCAAGAATTGCTGCGCCTACCATCATAGCAAGCAGATACATAGTTTTATCTTTCATCAGTCTTCCTCTCTATTTCTAATTGGACTAGTTAATACCCATAACAATGTTGTGGCTACAATTCCATATCCAACAATTGTCTTTGCACTACCGTCCAAAACAACCCAGGCAATAAACATTCCAAGAAGAGTCCATGCCTGATCTACCATATCCTTAAGGATATTCTTTATTATTCTTACCATCTTCTTCCTCCTCTTGAACCTGGTGAGTTGGCGCCTGAGCCACCACCAGAACTTCCTCCACCACTAGAGCCTCCTGATGCTCCACCTGCTGCAACGGCTGCTGCATTAATTGCAGCGCCTCCAGCAATGACTGTGGCTACAACCATATTGGTTGCTTCTTCTCTTTCACCTGGAGTCATGTCTGCTCCAATACTTCCTAGGGCTGCAAGTGCTGCTCCTGGGTCTGTGAATGCTGCTTGCAACAATGCCCCTGGGTTTTGAACAAGTTCTACATTTGCTGCTACTTCTGCAGTAATAACTAATACCTCTCCAGACTCAGAAGTTCTAACTGCTACTGGTGTTTCTGGTGGAAGGTCTGCGTATGAAACTCCAGATGCCTTTATCTCTGCTGCAGAAATTGATTCACCTGGTTTTAAGTCTGCTACTAATGCTGCGACTACAACATCTTTTTGTTCTTCGGTTAATTCTTTACCATTTTTTGCATCTGCAATTATTTCTTTTAATTCTTTTTCTTCTTGTGCTGCTTCAGCCTCTGCCTTGGCATCTTCTGCCTCTTGTGCTTTTGCTTCCGCTTCAGCCTTTGCATCTTCTTCTGCTTGTCTAGCATCCTCTGCTTCTGCTTCAAGTGCTGCTGCTTCAGCCTTTGCATCTTCTTCTGCTTGTCTTGCTTGCTCGGCCTCTGCTTCTAGTCTGTCTGCTTCCGCTTTTGCTTCTGCTTCTTGTTGAGCCTCAGCCTCTGCCTGGGCTTCTGCTGCTGCTGCTTCTGCAGCAATTCTATCTTCTTCTGCTTGCTGTGCCTCTGCTTCTGCTTGTGCTGCAGCCTCTTCTGCTGCTACTCTATCAGCCTCTGCTTTTTCTGCTGCTGCCTGTGCTGCATCTGCTGCTGCTTCGGCTTGCACTGCAGCATCTTCTGCTGCTCTTGCATTTTCTGATGCTTCTGCTGCTTGTCTTTCTGCTTCTGCTCTGGCTGCTGCTTGTCTAACTGATTCTTCTGCAGCAAGTGTTGCATCAACCAGTGAATCTGCTGCAGAAATTGATGATCCCATTGCTTCAATTGATTGTGTAACAAGGATAATTGCTGAATCCAGTTGAGACTTTGCTGTTTCAACCTGTCCTTGCCAGTAAACTACTTGCTGGTTGGCTGTATTTAAATTAGCCTGAGCGGTTTGCAAGGCTTGTTGCGCTGCATTAATTTCTGACTGCAATGCATTCTTATTTGATTGTAAACCAGATAAGACTGCTTGGGCTGCAGTCAAAGTTTGCTGTGCAGTGGTTAAATTATTTTGTGCAGTAGTAAGAGCCTCTGCAAGATTTGTATTTGCTGGTGCTGGGGTATAAGGCGTATATCCAGTTCTATCAACATGTGCTGTAAAATTAGTAGAGTTTGTTCCGCTTGTTAATGGTACTGGTATGCTTTGAAGTTGATTATTTACATACTCAACCACCTGTACTGGATTGTTGTAATTGTTACCGTTCATTCCAACAGAAGAAATATCTGCTTTCCAAGAACCATCTAATGGATTCACATCAGCATCAAATGTCATATATGTTTTTGAAGTATTCCATGATCTTGTTGCATATGGAACAACACTCCATTCAACTAAAAGGCTATTGATGGTTGTTGAATATCTAACATATGTATCTGAGTCAACATTCCACCAGTCACGAAAATTAATATAAACTGCTGGAGCATTACCACCCCAACCTTGAGGTGTACCAAAAGATATCAAACCATTTGTAGCAACATAAACATCTGTATAGGTTTGGTCTCCAAGTTTTAGGGCATAAGGAAGATTAATTCTAAATGCTTGATCATCATCTTTAGGAAGATTTGTTGTCTGTGGATTGCCAGCATTTTCTAGTCGGATTTGATTTTGAACCAATGTCACATCTCCTTGACGAGCAACAACTGTAGCACTATCTGTATTTACTGTTGCTGTCTGGCTATCAATCTGACTATTTAAAACAGTCATACTGTCATTAAGTGAAGTAACTGTTGCTGACTCTGTTGTTACTATTTGTGCCATAGCGGTTTGTGTTTCTTGAGCCTGTGTCAGGGAATTTTGAATAGAAATAACATTATTGACAGCCACAGTAGCACTATCTACTACTGTCTGAGCCTGAGCAATTGAGGTACCAGCCTGTGTGATAGTGGCTGTAATGGTCTCTGTAGGGCTTGTAATGGCTGTTGCGTTACTTGTTACCTGTGCCGTGGTAGTTTCAGCCTGAGAAATTGTAGCATTTGCTACCTCAATTATGGCTGTGGCACTTTCTGTTGATGTGTGGACTATTAATGTTGATGATGAATCTATAACTACCGTTGCTGAATCAGAAGGGGTGACTTGAGCGCTTAATACTTCTTCCGCATGTGCGTGATCACTTGGACATAGAATGAACCATAATCCCACCAAAAAAGCCACCAACCCACTTTTTAGTAGGAAATTTCTGATAGAGGGCCATCCTTTCCAAGATGTTTGATAACCCTATTATATCATTTTATGGTACAAAAAAGAGGGCTAGCACTTGGCTAACCCCCTTAATTGTTGGCTTGTTAAGCGTTTACCTTCTTCTGAATCTTTACGACTAGAGCGGTAAGTGCTGTGATCTGCTTCTTAAGTGAAGCAATCATTGCAGAAACACTTGCAGATAGCTTGGCTACCGCATCAGATGCTTCCTGAGCTGCTGCTGTAGCAGCATCTGCAGCATCTGCAGCAGCAAGTGCTGCATCTGTGGCTGCGTTGGCTGCATCTGTTGCATCATTTGCAGCATCTCTTGCATCGTTAACTGGTGTGTTAACTACCTTTGCAGTTGCATTTACTACAACCTGACCTGCAGCAGGAAGTGATGCACCACCTGTTGCAGAGATTATTACAGTGTTTTCAGTCAAAGGCATAAATACCTTATATGTCTTTACTGTATCTGTATCAGTTGTAATTGATGTTGCTGTAAGAACATCTGATCCTGAACCAAATGCATAAGTAGAAGTAATTCCACCTGTAGCAAATAGTGCAGAGTGTGTCTTACCTGAAACTGGAAGACCTGCTGCATCAACAACCTGAACCTTGATAGTTGCTGCTTCACCTGGAAGATATTCAGCCTTATCAAATGTAAGCTTTACTGATGCTGCTGCTGCTTCTACACGAGTAGCAACTGGAGCAGATACGATTGTGCCTGCTGCATTTCTAACTGTAATAGCAACTCCACCAGCCTTAACGCCAGTAAGAGTAAATGTTGCTACACCATCAACGATAGTTGCTGCTGTACCTGAATCAGATACTGTTGCTACATCAGATGAATTGGCATAAAGTGTTCCTGCTCCGACTGTTACGCCAGAAGCATCCTTTGCAACTGCCTTAACTGTAGTTGTGTTTGCACCAACTGCGATAACAGACTTAACTGGAGTTGCTACGATTGTAGCGATATCACCATAGAATGTTACCTGCTCTGTTGCAAGCACTGTACCTGTAAGTGTTGTAAGTGTAATTGTTCCAACTCCTGCTGTACCGTCAGCAAATACGCCAATGTAGTTGCCTGATGGGATTACTAGTGCACGACCAAGAGCAGAGATAGTTGTAGCATTTGTGCCATAACCGATCAAACCTGTTCCTGAAACTGTTGCAAGAATTGACTCAGTTGCGTTTCCACCTGCAGCATTCTTAGGTGTAACAACGATAACCGCTGCTGCATCTGTTGATGTTGCCTTTGGTGCATATACTGAAGCATCTGCTGTTGCAGTTGTGACTTCACCAGCGTTTAGGATTGAAGTTGTTGTTGCTGCAGAAGGTGTAATATCTGCTGCCTTAACTGTTACTGTCCATGCAACTGATGGACCAGTTGATGGGCGAGTAGTAATAATTCTTGCTTCGTATGTACCTGCAACTGATGGAGCAACCAATGAAACTGTAAACTTTGCAGTTACATATCCTGGTGTTCCAACTGTTGAGTTAACATCAGCAGAAAGATTTCCTGCTGCAACTGCAACTGTAGCAGTTCTTGTTTCAAGCAATGTAAGTGTTGCATTCTTTGATGCACCTGTTGGTTGTGAGAACATAGCAGAAAGCACTGTTGCTGTATCTGCTGCTGTTTCTGAAATGAACGACAAAGTTACTACTGCAGTTGCGGTTTCACCAGCAATGATTGTGCTTGTAGCAGAATCAATAGCTAGAGAAGGTCCGATTACAGCAGCACTTGTCGGAAGTGCTGACATAACGCCAAAAGTCATCGCTGCAGCAAGACCTAGGGCAATTTTCTTAAATGAATTCATTTTTCTCCTTGTTAGTATTTTTATAATAAATTGAAATTTCCAAGGTAATCCCTAACATCTTCAGGAATTTCCTTAGTATCCAATTCTACCATACGTTGTTCTTGCTCTGCAAGTCGTTGCGATGAGCGTGACCAAGTATGAATATCAATCTCTATATTAGTATTCTTTGGTGTATGAGATAGAGCACCAAATACCGCACCAGTTACGGCATCCGATAAGTCCTTTGACTTTTTACGTGGGTGATCTACTTTTTTATCATTAATAATCTTGAGCTCAGACATTTCATCAAGCAATAATGGAATGTGTGGCATAGCAACACGCTCTTCATAAATCATCATTGCAAGGTCTTCATAATGTTTCTTACCAACAGAAACAGTATCAGTTCTTATTCCCACTGCTTGAAGTTCCTGTTGAATATCAAATGATTGCCAGCGGTCAAATGTAACCATTCCAAGATTAAAGCCTTGTCTGCGAAGGTTTTGAATCCATTGTTTTACTTCAGATAAATTGACTGGGCCTTCTACTTTTGGTTCCCACCAAACTACAGCATCAACAATAATAATTGGAGCAACTTGCTCATAGTCTTTAACTACTTGTAGGTTTACCCATTTATCAACATGAGCAATTGCCACTGCACACTTATCGTGCTTTTGTGCAAGGTCAGCATGAACATAATAAACCTTATTTGGGTCTGGAACAAATGACTCATCAAACCTTTTATTATTATCAATAGGATTTCTTAGTGTCATACACTTTTCAAGTTTATCTTTTTGCTTAAAGAAAGCATCTGATGCAAACGTTGGTACGCAAGCAAAGCGTTGCATGGCATCACCCATGTCTGTAAAGAACGCTAGTTTAAAATCATCAATCTTTCTTGTTGGGTTTACTACCCATGTTGGTCTTTTTAATGCAAATACCCCAGGATATTTATATGCAACAATCTGATCTTCATCCCAAGCAATATCTAAATAGTTTCCTTCAAGGTCATCTGGAAAATCTGGATTCATAATAAAACGGTGAGTATAAGTAATTGTTTCTTTTTCCATAATTGAGTCTTCATACTTTTGAGAGATAAAGTCTCCAGGAAAACGGGGGAAGGAAAGCAATGCAACCTTACCTAAATCAGGGAAACGAGAATCAACAGATGCACGGAAAGCCTTATAGATATTATCAGCAGTCTTACCTTGATCATTTCCTGTTCCAACTTCTTGTGCAAACCCAGAAATTTCATCAAGGACTGCAAGGATAAGGTTCAAGCCTTCGTGTGATTCTCTTTCTGAGTGACCAGAGTAAACTGTGATTGCTTTATCAAACTCAATGCTTTCAGCCTTAGCGTTATACTTTCCTGCAAACCATTCAGATTTCTCAATTTTGGTTTTAAAACCTTTAAAGAAAACATTCTTAGCCTGCTGAGCGTTAATAGCTACGTTAATAATATCAATAGCATCTCCTGCAGGCTTACCAAAATACCTTGCTGGGTCTTTAAGGCATAGTAGTTTATATACTATGTATGCACATGCTACGGTTGATGTAAAGTCTTTTCCAGATCCCTTGCCAAGTTGCAAGATTACTTCGTTCTTTGTATACTTCTTGTAGTAACGATGACCTTCTTCTGGTCCCAAAATATCTACAAGGTCTTCTTCTCTGTAGATTTGGCTCATTGCTTCAACAATGTCATACTGAATATCAGATAGTGGTGGTTGGTTTAGGTATGCTTCACCTTCAACAAATGTCTTTGCATCTACTGGCATTTCCTCAAAATTATTATTTTTAAGTGCCTCAAAAAAATCATTGAACATCGTGGACAACTGTAATCACTTCCCCATCTTTTGCAACAGAAGAAAGTCTGTACATGATTAAGTCACGAATATCTGGGTGAGTTGAAGCAATGTCTCTAAGGATAGCGACAAGAGTTTCTTGACGCTTTTCAATCTCAACCATTTCTTCTGCAAGTTCTTTGTTCTCAAGAAGTCCTGCCTTTTGAAGCATATCAATTCTTGCTTTTTCAATATCAACAACAAGCTTAATTGCTTGAGTCTTTGCGCTAAGATTATTAGTCATTGATGCCTCATCAATAACCTCATAAGATTTTGTAATAAGCTTGCTGTAGTGTGCATCCATTGCAGCAAGTGCTTCTTTTGCACGGGCACGAATAGCATCATTAGCAGAAGCCATAACCTTCCACTCATTAATAAGTTCTACAACACGGGTGCGTGGGATTGCTAATTCTTTTGAAATTCTTGTTGGGTCAGTACCCTTAAGATACTCTGCAACAACTTGGTTTACCTGATCAAGGTGTTTAACTAGATCTTCTTCAGTTGACATACTTTCCCTCTAGTCTATTAATTTCATCCTTGATATAAAATATTGCCTTTTCAAGATCTTGAATAGTTTTTGATTCATCTTTAAGTCCTGCTCTCCACAAGTACTTAAATGCATTACCAATATTAAAGTTACGATGACGAGTAATCTGAATACACTCAACTCCAGAAGGATCTGTTGTATAGTGTTGTGGATGATTAACTTGATCAACCGTGATGTTTAAATTATCACTCATCATCTTCCCAATCAAAGGCTTCGGGCATTCCTTTTAATGTAAAAACTGCATAAGTAAGTCCAACAGTACATACAACTGCAATAAATGTTACAAACTTATGAAACCTATTCATCTCTTTGACTTCCTTAATCCAAATTTAGCAAGGTAAACATAGATAGTTTCTACGCTTGCTCCGCACTCTTTTGCAATATCTTGTGGTGACTTTTTGTCCATAAGGAATCTCTTACGAAGCCAAGTCTCACTAGTATATAGTTTAGCAGCCATAATGTTATTTGTCAACTCCAATTGCCTTGCCCCAGTTATTAATAGCCCAATGACCAATACCGCAGGCATCTGCCACATCATTATCAGTAATTGTTTTATCATAAATAGTGTTTATAAACTTAATTGTTCTTTCTTTACGAAGGTTACGCTCATATGTCTTATACCAAGAAACAGATTTTCCAGGATGCTTTGCACGGATATAAAGTTGCTCATCTTTTGATATCTTCTTATTACCAATATAATTTTGCCAAGTAATAGGAGAAACCTTTCCAAAAGTGTTAATACCAGAAAGACCTGCTGCACCTAGCAATGCACCTTGAACTAGTGCAAGATCAGCAGCAGTCTTAGGACTATTCATAAAAACAGTATGTTCAATAACAATTGCATCAACCATATTAAACTGGGCGAACAAACCTTTGCTTTTTTTGCAAGCGTCTGCTACTTTTTCGTAAATATCTCCACCAGTAAAGTTAATCTTTCCAATAGTTCCAAGGTTTTTAAACGAATAAAAAGCAAATGCAAGACTATTAGTGCTAGCATCTATGGCACAAATATTATTTGGTTGCACTGGCCCACCCCATTTAGTCTTGTTCATACTCAATAAATCCTTTTAAATCTTTTAACATTTTATCAACTGCTTTTTTACTAATATTACAATTAGAACAAAAGCCTGAGTCGTTGTAGATTGAAAGATCAACTCCACAACCACCCAAGCATTTTCTGATCTTGCCTATTCTCTTTTGTCTACGAGTTGCTTGATAGCGCTCTGCTATCTTTTCTTTTGTAGCCTCGTCTCTACAAGATTCACTGCAGTAAATCTGGTAAGAAACTTTTGGTGTGAAATAATTATCACACCTGCTACAAAGTTTCACTCAATTCCTCCAGAGAAGCAATCTTAATAGTTCCATCTCCAGCTTCAGCACATGCTGCCTTTACTGGACATGTTTTACAAATCTTTGAATTACCACGATAGTTCTTTGTTGGGATGGTTTGATCATTCCATGCCTTGCGAACTTCTCTCATCCAATTAAAAGCATAGTCAACCCACTGGCGATAACCATCATTTACTTCTATTGGAATAATCATCAAGTCATGGTTATTCTTATTCTCATAAATAAGTGCACCCTTTTGCTTGCCAAGAATCTTCATATAAATAAGCAATTGAATTAGGTGTCCTGCCTTTGGCTTATTTGTTTTCTTGCGATACTCAAAAGCTTCACTCATCATTGTCTTAATTTCTCCAATGATTTCTTCACCCTCCCAATTAAGCATTACGTCACCGTAACCAAAGATTGGTGGATCATTTGCAATAACCTTGAACTCTGTTGTCTTCTCGCCCTTATCATTTACATATGGAACAGCAACACCAGAAGCAAGCATTGCTCCTTGAATTCTATCGTGTCCCATTGTTCCAGAACTCATATTAGCAACACCATATGCGTCTGTGTAATCATCAAAAACATTACCATTAAATGCAAGATACCAGTATCGTGGACACTGGCCATGCTGATATGCAATTGTTGATGGAGCAAATGTTTTCTTTGTGGTCATCTTTGGACCACGACTAACTGTATATCCAGAATTAATCTTAGCTATCATATCCTCAGCATTGAAGATTGTATTTTGCTTAGTGATTGCTTCTTTCTTTTCTGCTTCTTTTAACATAACCTGCTTTAGTAAACTTTTTGTCATTTTTTTATTCCCCTTGTTTATATAAGTATAGCAGGTTAGCGCATTATATACTTGAGTGCTGACACCAAGTTATTGATAGATTCCGCTGCTGTGTAATAAATGTTCTTCTTTGCACGATCATTCTTATCTACATTAGCCATCCAAGTAGCCTTAAAAGCCATCTTTGCTGCAATGGCCTGTAGTCTAACAATCTCAATACTTGCTACTTGGCTTGGAATATCTGGCTTAATAATTACCTTTGCAATAAATATTAGGGCAGCAGTTAGCTCTTCGTCTTGCATATAATCTGCAATCTCTGTCAAACCATTTACCATATCTAGTGTTGTTTGCTGTGGTCCTATTTCAGTCATTTTGTTACCCCTCTGTTAGTTGCTCTAATAGTTCTACTTCAATTACTGCTAATCTTACCTTGGCATTACCCTCGCCTAAAATAATAAAAATTGCTGGATCGTTATGATTTTTAATAGCATCTGTAACTGCTTTAGCCCAGATATCTTTATTTATCGTTATACCCTTTGGATACTCCTTAAAGTCTACAGTAAAGTTTCTCCAAGTTGCATCACCTTTATGTGTGCCACGTCCAGAGTTCTTGTGCTGTTTAGCTCCAAGTCTTTTTGACTCACTTCTTTCGCTCATAGTCCTTCTTTGTTAAAATTAGTGGAACCCTTGATATATGTTTTTGTGAGCACATCCAAGTAAGGTCAGCAGTTTCAATCCAAAGGCGAAGTGACCTAACTTCTTCTTTACACGATTGACAATTAAACTTACCGTTAAAAACTTTAAACTTTTCGTTAGACATTCAACAACTTGCTTCTAAGAGACTCTTGTAGATCAAGATCTTCTCTGACACGATTGATAAAACCTTCTCGGCCTTGAACTTTTGTTCCATCTTCAAGTTTATACCATGCACCTGTGCGCTCTACAAGCCCAGCAAGTTCAGCAGTGTCAACAAGATCACCGATACCATCAATGCCAACGTTGTCGCCTCTAAAATAAAAATCGTATTCACCACTTTGGAAACCAGCAGATGTTTTAGAAAATTGTAATTCCCACTTAACTTTGCGACCAATTTTTTCTTCAATTAATTTATCCCCTACCTGAATCTTGCCCTTAATTGCTTGATTGTCAGATTCGGAAGAAAAAAGTTTAATAACAGTTGAGGAATAAAACTTAGTAGCCTGACCGCCAGAAGGCTGCTGGCTAGTATACATAGCACTAATATTGTTGCGAGACTGAGAGATAAGAACAAGCAGAGTTGGCTTAACTTTATTGTTTGCATAGTTAAGCATTTTCCACGCATTACTAAAGTCTCTAGACTCAGCGCCGATTTGTTTTGTGTTCTCAAGCTGTTTAAGTTCATCTGTATCCTTCTCAAAATAAATGGCAGGTAGCAGTGAGGTAATACTATCTATGACAATTATATCAACTCCTGCGTTCATTAGGTTGGTTCCTACATCTACCATCTCATTGATAGTTCTTGCTTGTGAGTAAATAAGATTTTTTGAATCTACCCCAAGTTTTTCAGCCCATGCGGAGTCATAAGACATTTCTGCATCAATCCATGCACAAACCTTACCTTCTTTTTGTGCTTGACCAATCATTTGAAGGCACAAAGAAGACTTAGCAGAAGATTTAGATCCCCAGATAAGAACCTGACGACCATAAGGCAAGCCACCCTTTAGTGCCCTGTTAATGCCAAAGCTAGGTGTTCCTGCATACTCAACCTTTTGATCTGTAGCATCTCCAAGGCGCTTACGAATGCGTGGATCTAGTTGTGCTAATACTTCTTCCATTGTTACTGACATTAAAATCGTACCCCATGCTTCTCTGGTCTAGTCTTGTTAAATTCCGTTTTTTCTTTAAGAATATGATCAAGTGAATCTCTAGTATACCCTGCTTCAACCATTCCTGCATAAAGGTCTAGTGTGCGAATAATAATATCTGCAAACTCTTTGGAAATTTCATGTTCGCCTTTATCTTTGCGAACTGCTTCCATTACTTCAACAACCTCAGATACAATCATCATTAGTTGTTTAGCAACAAAAATATCATCAACATCTTCTGGCCAAAAGCCTTTTTCAACTGCTACCTTGTGCAAATCAATTGCTAACTGATCAAACATTTACTACATCCTCTAATATAACTGTTCCATCTTTAGTTTTACCCAAAGAAACCTTGTAAACATTTCCTTCTTCAATAGTCATGTAAGCTTTAGAAAATGCTGTAGGAAATACAAGAACTGAGTGAAGTTCTCTGCCAGCATCGGCTACAACAAGGTTTGCCATCTTTTTTCCAGCCTTAGTCATTCTTGGCTTAAAAGAAACCACAAACTGCTCTTCACCTTTATACGGCAACTGCTTATAATTTAAAAACTTTACTAAAGCATCTTTTGATTCTTTAATGCTGTCAGCAGGAATTGCATTTACAATTCTGTTATCACTAACAAGAATTAAATAAGTTTTACCAGTTTCAATTGTTGTGTTCTCATCATCAAAGATTCCGACACTACCAGTCTTATCAAGAAATTCAACTCTTGACCAACCCTTACCACGCTTAACTGACTTAATCATTCCAAGCATAACAAATGATCCAGTCTCTTCGTAGTCTTCTGATTCTTGAATGTAGGCATAGTAGTGTTGAGGTACTTGCATATTAAACTCAGGGAGGTTTAGATACTCGTAGAGATTTTCTTTAATCTCTTGATCATTACGTGGGCTGTCTTCAAATGTTGCTGCACCGATGATTCGTAATGCTTGAAGAGCACGAGAGTTAACTCCGTTTCCTTTAGTAAACGTAAACTCCTCAAGTTCAGCGTATGACTTAAAAGGTCTAGCAGCCATGTATCTCTCAGCAATCTTGTCTGAGATAAACTTAATGCCCGACAAACCAAAGCGTATACCCTTACCTTCAATCTTAAAATCAATATCTGACTCGTTAATGTGAGGTAACTTGACGTTAATTCCCATTCTTTTTGCTTCAATAAGGTACTCAGTACGTGCATCTTTATCCTTTTCATTCTTTAATAGTGAATACATAAACTCTAATGGATAGTGGTACTTTAACCATGCTGTCCAATATGAGAGTGTTGAATATGCTACTGCGTGGGACTTGTTAAATGAATACCCTGCGTGAGCCTCAAAATCATGCCATAAGTCTAAGGCTTGGTTTGGCGAGATGTAAGCAGACGCACCAGATACAAACCTATCCTTAAACTCATCAAACTCTTTAGCATCTTTTTTCTTTCCAATGATCTTTCTAACTTTATCTGCTTCCGACATGGACATACCGCCAAGGTGTACGCATGCTTGCATAACTTGTTCCTGGTAAAGAATACAGCCATAGGTTTCCTCCGTAAATGATTTAAGAATTTGATGCTTGTAGTCTGGATTTTGACGACCATGCTTAATGGCAATATAGTCTTTACCAATAGTATTCATAGCACCAGGGCGAACAAGAGCATTTGATGCAGCAAGTTCTTCAAGATTCTTTACACGCATCTTTATTAAAAGGTTTGTGTATGGTGCTGCTTCACACTGGAATACACCCTTTGTGTATCCATCTGATAGCATTGTGTATACATTAGCATCATCCGTATTAATCTTTAATAGATCAATTTTTGTTCCTTCACGATCTTTAATAATATCAATACAGTCTTTAAGTACCGTCAAAGTTTTTAGACCCAACGCATCAATCTTAATCAATCCAATATTTTCAGCTTCTCCCATGTCAACAGCAACAACAGGAATGCGCTCATCTTGGCCAGCAACTGATCTTGTTTCCATTGGAGCATATCTAAAGATTGGATCCTTAGATGTTACAACGCCTGCTGCGTGAATGCCTGTGCCCTTAATACGACCACGAAGTTGTTCTCCATAAATCTCAACGTCTGGATACTTTTCACGAAACCATGCTGCTGACTTTGAGGTGCAATATTCATCCCAAGTATCAATTTGCTTGTTTACTTTGTTTGCATCGGCAAGCGGAATATTTAGAACACGAGACACATCTTTAACAATATTCTTATCTTTAAACTGCATGAATGTTGCAATGGAAGCAACATGGCGATACTGTCTAACTAGATAATCTTTTACTTCATCACGACGATTGTCTTGGATATCAGAATCAATATCTGGAAAGTCATTACGTTCTGGGTTAATAAAACGGAAGAACAAAAGTCCATGTTTAATTGGATCAATGTCAGTAATGCCAAGAGCATAACAAAGAAGTGACCCTGCTGCAGAGCCACGACCTGGACCAACCATGATTCCTTCCTTCTTTGCCCAGTTAAGCATATTGCGAACAACTAGAAAGTAAGGACCAAACTTTTTATCTTTAATAATTGTAAGTTCTTCATCAAGACGATCAAGGTATTCTTGAGAATCTACTTTACGTTCTTTCAAACCTTCAAGTGCAAGGTCTTTTAGTTCTTTGTCTGGGTTTTTATATTGAACTGGAAGCAAGTCAAGTCCAGACTTAATGTCATATTCTTCAATCTTATCTGCAATTTCTAAAGAACTTGTAAACATTTCTTTATCTGTATGGCCTTGCTCTGCCATTGCAGACTTCATTTCTTCATATGAAAGAAGATGAATGTCAAAATTTCTAAATGACATTTGACGATCTTCACCATATAGATAGTCTATACGTTCCATCATATTGTCAATCTTCTTTGATTTTTCAAATGTTGATTCTTTTAATACTTTACCGTGGGTATTTAGCAGGAGCATCATCTCCTGAATTTCTTTTTGACTTGTGTCAGCATGATGACAGTCGGGAGTAACAACAACCTTAACATCAAATGCTTTTGCTAATTCAACAAGCTCATCGTTGATATTCTTTGGATTGTGTGGCATTAGTTCAATGTAGAAGTCATCTTTAAAACGATTCTTAAACCACTGAACTTTTTCTTTTGCAAAAGCATACTCTTCATTCTCAATAGCTTTTGCAATTAGTCCACCTTGACAAGCAGATAGAACAATAAGTCCATCGCCATATTGATCTAATACATCAAAGTCAATTCGTGGCTTACGATAAAAACCATCTGTCCATGCAATTTCATTTAACTTATTGAGGTTTTCTAAACCTTTTTGATTCTTAGCAAGAAGAACTATATGGAAAAAATTAACATCAAGTGGACCTACCCTTTCGGACTTATCCCTTTTATCATGTCTATCTAATGCCAAATAGCCTTCTATGCCAAGAATTGGTTTGATGCCCTTTGCTTTTGCAATACGGTGCAGTTCCCTATGCCCAGATAAAGTCCCGTGGTCAGTAATGGCAATTGCTGTCATTCCTAACTCAACTGCACGGTCAATGTATTCTTCTGGAGTAGCAACACCATCCATCAAGGAATAGTGTGTATGAACATGCAAACCTACGTAATTCACCTAGTGTATTACCAGTCCATGTTTGTGGATGCAGTACCTGGTGTATCAAAGCCTAGATAAAAGGCTTCCTGTTCAGCATAAGGAATCTTGTTGAGTGCCTTCTCTAGTGGGAAGGGTTCAACTTCTGCCCATTCAAATGGTTCCTTATCTGGACCACCTGGAATAAGTGTGTATGATGTTTCAGTTCCCTGACCATTACGCTTCACCTTCCAAGTAAGATTTGAAATACTGCCTGTCTCCAGTGCGTATTCACGAATAGTATTAAATGCAGATTGCTTGCTAACACCCATTGACCAAATAGCCACATATGGCGCTTCAATGCCGTCATCTACAAGTACGTTGCAGTAGAAGCGAAGACGTGCTCTCCAGCCTGCCTTCATATCCTTGCGGTGCATCTCTTCTGCCCAGTCACGACCTTCTGTGTCCATTGTATCTACAGCCTTACGCTTATAGTCCTTTGGGTTTGTGTGTTCTGAAACAACGAGTGCAAGACCACGAGCCTCATTATAATTTGCTGAATCTTCATCAAGCTCTTCAATGAAGCGGATCTTTACTGATTGTCCATCAGCCAACTTGAGCCAACGAACCTTTGTGCCTGTGCCTTCATACTTGGGCTTGTCTACCAATGCGTTGATATTTTTTAGTCCCTTTACAATAGCCATTTTATTTTTCTCCTATATGTTTGTTATGTTTTTATTTTAGCATGGCGATGATTGAATTGTCAAATTGGAACTCCAACTTTTTAATTGCCTCATCATCCATATCGCCTATGTCTTTGTATTTTTTATCTAACTGTATTACTGTAATAAGGTGACCTAGTTTCTCAACTAGTTTATCTTTCATGATAGAGCCAGCCTCATCGTTGTCTGCAACAAGCACAACATTATTGAAGTACTTTGCTAATAGTTTAATCTGCGATGCAGAAACATTAGCCCCCAGTGTTGCAACTGCTGGGAAACCTACTTGATCAAGCCTAATAGCATCAAATGATGATTCAACTACATAGACCGTTGTTGATGTTTTAACTCTGTGTAAGTTAAACAAAATCTTACTCTTTGGTAGACCTGGGGTATTTTTAAAGTCTTTACCCTCAATAGTTCTAGCAACAAAACCAATACACATTCCATCAGGAGTTGCCATAGGTATAGTTACTGAGTCTTGCTTTTCTGAAAACCCTAGATTAAATTTTATCACAGATTCTTTTGTGATGCTGCGACCTTCAAAATATCTCATTGCTCTTGGTGATTCAATAGCTTGGTTGTTAAGTCTTTTAATTAGTAGTTCATCATACTGAACAAAGTCTGCAGGAGCGTAGAGGGCTTTATCAATTATAGAAGAAAGGTTTGACTCTTGCTCTTTGCTTTTGATGTAGCGAACTGCCTCAAAGTATGTTCTGTTTGACATAAACATAATTAGTTCAGTTAGGTTCTTGGTCACTTGACAGCCAAAACAAAAGAATAACCCCGACTCTTTAGATACTTCTCCAGCAGGTGTTCTGTTGTTATTGTGATAAGGACAAAAGATAATAAAGTCGGAACCAAACTCTGCCTCAATATCAATACCTGCTCCGTTAAGAACACGACGAATCTGATCCTCTGTATATATATCTTTACTTGCCATCTTCAAAATCCTTATATCTGTAGTAACCTTTATCAAAGTCACACTGAACTAAGAAGTCACCCATAAAACCATTTCTATTCTTTCTAAATGCACATTCAATAATATCACTATTCGTTGCACGACCCATGGCTAGTACCCAGTCAGCATCATATGCAATCTGTCTTGACCATGCGGTTTGTGCAAGCGTAGGAACTGTAGAAAGATCTTTAACGTCATCTGGAGTAGCAGATGAGATAGCAATGATAGGGACTTCTTCACTAATAGCCATTAGTTTAAGTTCTCGTGAAAGGTTCTTCATCTTTACCGTTTCATTATCAGCCTTTTGATTTGGATTCATCAACTGTAGATAATCAACAACAACAAAGTCAGGCTTGTACTGATCTAGTTTTCCACGGATAACTGAAGGGGTTACTTCTCCACCAGAGTCATTAGAAATAATGTGAAAAGGTGGACGACCCTCAATTTTATCTGTATGCCACTTCTTCATCATATCAAGTTCAATCTCACCGTTTGATAGTTTGCGATGAGACCAAAGGCCTTCTCCCATAATTGTAAATGCACGGTTACGAACTTCTGTCTCGCTCATCTCAAGGGAGATAATAAGGGGTGTCTTACCCTGTTTCCAGGCCTGTACAGCGAAGTATAGAGCCATCCATGACTTTCCTATACCTGGGTATGCTAGAAAGACTCCTAGCTGACCTGGCATGATTCCAGATGGAAGATAGTTATCAAACCCTGGCAAACCTGTTTTAATTCCTCTGTGGCCCAATGCCTGTTGTTCTTTTACTTGTTCAAAGTATGCAATGGCAGAATCAATATCTGTTGCATCAATATCACGAATTGCGGATGTATTCTTTTTAAGTTGTGAAGTCTTTGCAATAAGATCTTCAAGTGCCATTGATCCTTGGCCATTTTGAACTTCACCTGCTGCTGATCTTAGAATATCTTTAAGACTATCATTTAAGTATTCTGTTTGTAATTCTTCTAGGTGATGCTTTGTTGCACCAATGCCCTGAACTGGTTGGAAGTCTCTAAACTTTTCAACGACTAAAGATGTTGGTGGAACTGTACCATTATTTTCTGCATACAGTCTAATAAAATTCCATACGTCATTGTGTGTACGAAGCAATGTTTCTACATTTGCTTGTAGCAAAACATGAAGTTGCTTATCTGCTAGGACTGCGGAGATTACTTTTGCCTCTGTATTATTCACTCAGCCACTCCTTTGCTTTCATTCTTAGTTCTGCTCTTTGTTTAATATCTTCTTCTACTTCTAGTTTACCATTAAGAATTTTTTCTGCATTGTAAGCAAAATAATTCCATGTGGGATCTTGTGCAACACTAAAGTAATATTCCAATAAATCATAACATTGGGAAATGCCATATGACTCTACGAGAGCATCTGCTGCCCACTGTTCAACATTTAAGTTCATATTAGACTTACGCTCAAAGCGTTGTGTATAAAATTTGTTGAACCTACTGAGCAAAGCCATGCGGTCTTTGCGGTCAGCCATTATCCTTCGGAAGCCTCTTCTTGTGCTTCCTTAATCTTATCTGTAAGTTTATCTTCTACAAACTTATAGACACGATCAAAAGCCTGCTCTGTTGTTTCACCATCACGCTTGCTGTCAATAACGCCAAGATCAAGTCTTAGTGACTGGAAATTTCCCAGGTTAAGAGTATATCCAAGTGTTACGTTTACCTTTGTTGAATCGTTTTCCATTACCCACCCATTCCTATTTTAAATGCTCTCTGACCAAGTTGGAATAAATCTTCCATCTTCTGTCTTTGTATATGTAAGAATACCATCTCCCATACGCCTTGTCAATTCTTGCGTAGTAGGAGTCATGTTATTTGTTATTAATTTGTCTTTTCTTGGTTGACCAATATGTATACTTGCAAGTATAGCACGTATCTCTTTTACTTGTGATTCTGAATAGTATGCTCTTACTTGCCATCCTGGTTCCCCGCCTTTTCTTGAGCCTGTTGGTCCAGGAATAGTTCCTGCTTTAATTAATCTTGGTATATACTTTCTGTGCCTATTGACAAGAATAGCAGTTTCTGTTATAGTATAGGCTCTTTCTCTATTGCGTCTAAAGTCAGTACGCAAACAAGTTTCAAGTCTATCCCTTGTGATGTTATAAAAAGAAGTCATTCCAGTTGATCTAGAGTTGTGATGTATTCTAACTAAATCACCATTAAGAAACCAGATCTTTTGATTTCCTTTTATTACAGACTCGTTATTGTATTCTTCGCTCTGTATTTTTCGTTTAGCAGTAGCCATCTGCCCTCCCTACTTTCTTGCGGAGGATGGTAAAACTTTCTCTCCCCACAACGTACACAGTAGGTTTCAATATGCATTTGAGAAGTATACTGTCTATCAATAAAAATCCTACCAGTGCATCGTTTGCAAGTTAACATTATTTAAAATCTCTATTTATTTCTTTTTAATTGTTTCAGAGTATTCTGCTATTGCTTTTTCTTTTTCTTCTTTTTCTTGTGATAGCTGAGTAAGATCTGCTCTAAGAATAGCAATTTGAGTTTCATAGTTAGAAACAATTTCGCCTATTCTCTGCTGCAACGCTGTTATTACTAATTCTGCTTTATCCATTATATTCTCCAGTCAAAAGATCAATCTCTTTATTAAGTACATTTTGTTTATCATTTATAGATTCTATTTCACCCTCAACATCCTTTATATTGTTTGGCTTTGTCACGTTTCCTGACCCCATCTCCAATAAAGAAATTCTTAGGTTATATTTGCTATACTCTAAATTTTTTAAATGCTGATTAATAATTGATATTTTTTCTTCATTTGTTAACTCATATGCCATAGGTTCTCCTTATTAAGTATATCATGATTACCACTTACCTATAGGACATTGTGCATTATTTAACTTTGTTTTAATAAACATAAAACAACCACATTTCTTGCACTGTTTACTTAAACTAATAAACTCTGGGCAAGACTCACATATGTTATATCTTTTTTCTGAAACTTCTTGTGTGGCATACTGAGTATTAGGGTTTAATATATCCCATGGCTTTACACTATTATTTTCCATAAATTACCCCTTAATGCTGCTCTATATATTCTATCATAAAACAATTTGTATTACTTTCTTGGATCTGTGAAGTAAGGAGGTACAAAGTAAGGAGGTGTAACAGTAAAGTCTGGAGGTACAAAGTAAGGGAAGTAAGGAGGTACAAAGTAAGGGAAGTAAGGAGGTACAAAGTAAGGGAAATAAGGTGGGAAGAATGGGAAGAATGGACCAACTGCTGCTCCACAGCAAGACCATCCGCTTGGAACATCAGTATATATGTCAGATCCCCCAAGGCGTGTGAGTCCAAGCTCTGCACATGTTGCAGATGTTGGGTTTGTAATTGTTCCTGGGCATGGATTTGGATTTGATGTAAATGTTGGAGGTACAAAGTAAGGGAAGTAAGGAGATTGGAATGTTGGTGGGGTAGATTGGAATGTTGGTGGGGTAGCCGTAAGAGAAGAAGTTATGGTATTTGATGAATACTGACCTCCTGAACCATTTCCATTAGTTCCTGTTGCATAACCAATAAAAATATATGGTGGTGGAGTTGCATCATTTACTGTAACTGTATAAGAAAGAGTATTTGATGAGGTTGAGCTTATTGCCTTTAAAACAGTATAAGTTCCCATTGTTGTTCCAGCATAAATAGAAAGATCGTACGTAGTTACAGGATTTCCAAACTGTTCGGTAGCAGTTAAGGTAATTGCTGTTCCTGATGCACCTGTACCGCTAAGAGTTGCATTAAGAATAGGAACAGACGGTGGAGTATATTCATAGTCATCAGCATATGATGTAGCTGAAAATCCATAGGAATTGGAAGCAGTAATATTGCATGTAGCTATATCTCCTGCACTATAACTTGGTGCCCAGGTATCAGTTGTTGAAGATGTTGTATGTGTTACTCCACTTACACGAGCACCCCCTCTTGTTAGCTCCCATATATAGCGATACTGAGTTGGAGAGTTTCCCCATGAGCCTGCAGATGCTGTTAATGTTCCTCCAGAGTTTGTAATTTCTTCCTTAGTACCATTTGTATATGGACGAAGATAACTAATTGGAGTAACTCCTACTGTATCAAAATCAAAAGAATAAGAAGGAACTGTTTGTGATGGTATTGTTCCAGATACAGTTTGAGATCCTCCAGATAAGCCAGTTGTTGTGTTGTATGGTGTAATTGTTACGCTTATTGAGTCCCCAGAATTTCCTGATCCTAAAGATATAGAAGTTCCTGTAGTTGTTGTACTTTGAGTTGATCCACCATTAACAGAATAACTAATATTATACCGATTTGCATTTGTTGAAGCATTCCATCCAGCAGAAAATGACCCGCCAGTGCCAGCATAACCATAAACACTGGCATGACCAGTTACATAAACAGTACTTGAATAATCTATGTCTGCAGTAACTGATCCAGCACTTGTATAAGTTTGCGGTGATGTTGGAGAAGTTGTATAATTTAATGTATTACCATTTGCTTCAAGCAGCCAAGAAATTATAATAGAAGAAACATTTGTAAGGTTTGACCAAGCTAAAGTAAAACTTCCTGCGGTTGCTGAAGAAGAATGAGACCCTACGTCTGGAGACCGTTGTCCAGTTCCAGAGGATATAGCGCTAACAAAAGCGCCAGTTAAATCTGAAGGAGCTCCGATGCTAACTGCTACTCCATCACTAGTTTCTGTTGTATATTCACCATCAACATTTGCTGTTGCCGTAACAGAAAATCTATAATATTGTGTTGTAGTTGAAAAATCTGATTGATAAATGGTTAATGTTTTAGTTTGACTATTTAATATAGATGCAGAAGATCCAATGTCAGTCCATTCTACTCCATCAGTTGATAATTGAAAAATATAAGTTTGACTAATTGTTCCACCACCAGAGTAAGTCCAAGAGCCATTTGTTCCAGTTAATATAAGTCTTTCAGCACCAGAAACTGTTGCCCAAGAGCTTGCACTGATGGTTGGCAATGTGTTAATGGTTGGTCCTGAACCCCCAGCTTTTGGCCAAAAAGCTCTCCATCCAGAACTTCCCTTTACAAATGCTTTTGTTACTGGGTGCCAAGAATCATCACTGCCCTTAATAAAAAACTTGGAAACCTTACTCCAAGAACCACTTGCTCCCTTTACAAAATACCCCATTTAGTACACCACAAATAAATCCCCAATAACACCTGTATTTACGGTTGGTGTTCCAGTTCCGATAGGATCAGTAGTTCTTCCATAATAAACTGCCATACCTCTTAAAAGTTCTCCAGTATATTCGCTTTGAATAATTGTTCTTTGTCTTCCATACGGACCTAAAGGTGATAAGTCTTGCCCTGCAGAACCTTCTCTATAGTTAGTTGATGCATTTTTTCTATATACAATGTCTGCATCACCTTGAGCATTAAGTCCATAGATTTGTACACCGCTTCCAGATAGAACAATTGTAGATGCAGCATCATATGGAGAGTCTGTTCCATCTGAATAACTTGATGCCTGTAAAGTAATAAGATTATTGTTTACTGTAATTGCACCTTCTGTACCATCTGGCCCTGAAGTAATAATAATTCCTGGATTAGTTCCTGTAGTTGGCTCTAAACTAATTGCAACACTTTCAGATGCTTTAATCTGAATTCCTGTTGTTGTTGCAGACAAGAAAGGTTTTGTTCCTGATCCAGTATAAGTTCCAGTATAAATACCCACGCCACTAACAGTTGCATTATATCTATCTTTAAACCCTGCTCCAGCAGAAAGATAGGGAGCATTTGTTGGACCAGATGATGCAATTTCTTTTCCAGTTGACCAAGGAGCTGTTGTGCTTGGGGCTGTTAAATAAATGTTTCCATTTCGTGGAACCAAATAAGAAATATTGTTATTTCCTGCAGTAGATAGAGACATGTAGCCATGTTCACCATTCATACTCATTGTTCCTAATGCGCCAACGCTTGATACTGTTCCAGTTATAGTTGCATTAGTTGCATATAGTGCTCCACCTAATGTTACTCTAAATGGGTTTGATGTGGAGGTTGGTCCATAAGTACCTGCCCAAAATACGTTATCTGTCAATGAGTTTGTTGGACTATTAATTCCAGCTTTTGAGTCTGAGACAGAAGAGTGAGATACTGCAATATATCCATTTGTTGAGTCAATCTCTATATTACCTTTACCAGAAATTGAAGTTTTGTAAATTCTATTTGTGTCAACGGTCCAACCGCCTATATCAGCAGCTGTTGTAGTAAATACAGCCCCATTAGCCAATGGAGCCGTTAGCATGGCTGCATAGCCACCTGAAGCGTTATATGCTGCTACTCCTGAAGAGTTAAAGATGGTTCTTATTCCAGTACTTGTTGATCCTCCTGCACCGAGTGCATATAATGCTCCACCATTTAGTTTAACATTTCCAGTAAATTCTCCACCAGTTGCGTATAATGTTCCTGTAAGTGTTGCTCCCGTTGCTGTTAGTGTTCCATCATTTTTAACTGCAAATAATCCTCCAGCACTAATAAGGTTGCTAGCTCCACTGCCATTTCCAATAATTGTTATTTCTCTTGCTGTTACTTCTCCAGTCGGAGTTACTGTAAATTTTGCAGATGCGTCTCCCCCTGTAGTTGCGCTACCTGCCCAAAAAGAATATGTTCCAGTTGCAGATAATCCAGTATATTTAGTTGGAACTCCAGATAATGTGTTTTCAATTTTTGTATCTGTTATGTTCCAGTCAGCGATTTGTGCTTGTGTTGTAATAAAAGTTGGTGATCCTGCTGAAGCGTCTGCCACAATTTGTGTTGATGGAGATGTATCTGTTGCATCGTATGCAAATATTCCGTCTGTTTTAAATACTGTTCTTTTGCCTGATGTTGCACTACCTCCAGCATAGATTACAGCATTTGCTCCAAAGCTAATTGGGTTTTCAATTGAAGTAATTGCGCCTGGATCAATAGGAGTTACAGTTCCTTCTGCAGAATAGCTTGAAGTATTATCAAAGTCATCATAGTAGCGAATCTTAATGTAAACAGTTGTATAGTCTGTATCTGTAATTACTGCAGGACTTAATCCTGAGTAAACAACATAAGTATCGTCTGTTGGATTACCAGACCAGGATGTATGTTTAGCATAAACTTCTGCAAAAACTGCTCCTGTTGGTAATGTAAAATTAACTGAATAAGCATTTGATAAAGGCACGGTTGTAAAAGTTGGCGTTATTCCTGTAAGTGGATTTGTTCTTGCTGCAACAGTAAACGACACACCAGAGCTTCTATTATCATTTGCATCAATACTTTTTAGCAGTCCTGAGAATGAACTATAATGGGCTCCAAACTGATCAAATAAATCTTTTTTAGTTATAAGTGTTGTTTGACTTGTTCCGCCTCCAGTTGGAAAACGATAAAAATATCCAACTAAATTATTGGGTGCAGTTAGTTGTATTTGAATTCTAACTGCTGGATCTGTTGATGGAAGTGTATAGGCTATTGAAATGTCATCAGTTGACCATGAACCCGTAACTGCTGTGACTTCATTTGGTGCGGTGTTATCAATAGCCACAGAGCTTGTTGGGGTTACCGCATATGCTGTAGAGTATGCAGTTGTCAATCCGCTATCTGAAGTAAATCTTGCTTTTACCCAGCGCTTATTAAAATTATGAACAATGATGTTTGCTGGATTAATTGTTCCTAGATATGTTCTTAAGTATGTTACCCCTGTTGGTGCAGTTGAGCTTGATGATTCATACTCAACAATTTCAATTGAATTATATGAGCTTTGTGTAGGAGTTGTATATGCAACACTATACCCACTATTAATGGCAGTTACCGTAATTGTTGGAGCACTCAAATCTAAAGTGTATGTTGGGGCTGTTGCTGCACAAATAGTATCACTAATATTGTTTAATGGGTCAGCAACAAGAACACAAACGCTTGTAATTGTTGTTCTTAAAATTCCAAAGGTTTGAACATTAAGTGCTTTGGTTAGTGTTATTGATTGTGCAGTTTGTGTTTTATTTGCAGGGAATGTATTAAGAGCTGTACGTTTTGTAATGCCATCTGCCGTTAATTCAAGAATAAATTGAGAAACTGTGCTATTAAGTTTGTTGTTGTAGTCCCAATTAAACTGTACAACTAAATCTTCTCCAACCCAACTAGCGGTTACATTAGTTGGATCTGTTGGAATAATTACTACTGGGCCTTGTCCAGGATAAATAGATTCTGGCATTCCGTTAATTGGTGGAAGGTATGTATCTTTTGTATTATCTTTACTCTTACTTACATTTGATCCTGATTGATTTCCTGGAGTTGTTCCGCCAGCAACTAAAGATTTTCCATCAAGACCAACAATATCAATTTCTGCACCTTGACGTGATTTTGTTTGATTTATTTTATCCCAAGCAACTCTTGGATCATCTGCACTGATTGGGACTGTTGGATTCTTTGCAACAGATTTGCTACTTTGATATTTTGATTTCACTGTAGCGCCTTAATTATTTTGGACCTATTGCTTGCCAATTTAAATAACAGTGACCGCTTAAAGCAGATACTGGTAAAGCATCTCCTCTATTTATCCTATAACTAAACTTATCTCTTGTAACATTATAAACATTAACAACAATATTATGATCT